TTTGTTTTTATCTTTAACAGTTTCTTTAATTACTTTAAATGCTTCTTCGGTGTATCTATCGTCATCATCGGCAAACATAATAAAATCACCTTCTAATGAGTTAATATTTTCATTAATTAATGGATGCCCGTATTTCCACTTTTGTTCCCCTTGATTTAATATGTGATTAATTTTGAATTTAAACTCATATCTTGATAATACTTCTGAGACAAATTCGTGATTAATATCAGATATTATTGTAAAAATATCTGTTGGGTCTAATTGGTCTTTGAACGACTCAATCAATCTTGGTAGGGTTTCTCTACCAATAGAAGTACAAACAATATTGAGACTAAACATAACACTTCTCCTTTACATATTTTGTCTCGTCATAAATGTTTAAAATGTCTAAAAACGCCTTTTGTAAATCTAACCAATCACCAAACTCAAATGCGTAACATTCATCTAAATGTCTACCTGTAAGGACTGTAAGAACCTCTTGTTCACTAATAAGTTGATTATGTGTTTCTAAATAACTTGTAAAAATGTTTAAATATCCGTCTAAAACATGTCTAACTTTTTCTGACGTTCCACCAAATAGACATCCAGGAACAACTTTTAATTCAACACCAAATAGGTTATTAAATTTTGCAACCGTTTCATAATTCATAACAATTGAGTTACCTTTTAAATGTATAAACCCATGTTGGTTTATCTTATCAACCACCTTATCCAAAAAGTTTTTTGAGTTAATTAACGGAGCCATATAATCTCTCCATCCATCGTGGCATGAAGTTCCAATCAATCCGGCATCAATCCAAAAGATATTATCACAATCGTGTGACTCATCAATTAAGAATTTAAGTTTATTTAATACAACTTCTAAATAATTGTTAACACAATAAATTCTATCGTAATTAATTCCACCCGACAATTCTTGTGTTCTAATTTTATCAATCAACTCACAAGTGTTAGAAGTATTTAATTCTTTAAATTTGAACTCAACATTTGGAAAATTAAATTCATTTTTTAAATTAAATTTATCATATGAATTTTGGTCTGTATAAATTACATATTGATATTCAGGATAAATTATATTTTTAATCGTTGCAACCAATAGTGGAAAATTTTTATATCTTTCACTGTTAATTCCTTCAACATATTTTAATTCGTAAATTGCTGAGATTACTTTAGTACCATTTGTCATGTTCGGCGTAAATAATGTTTAAAGATTTATTTGAATTATTTCCAAGCTCTATCCCATTATAAAGTGCTGAAAAACACATTTCGTCGATATTACCTGCGGGTATATTTCGTAACCCGTCATTTTTTTTATGTTCAATACATTTATCCCATGTATCCAAAAATTGAATAAATTTATCTTTTTCAATATCCAAATACTGAATACAATCCTCAGTCATAATACCCAATTTTTCCTTGTCAGTTACAAAATCAAAAACATTTTCATAATGTAATAATCGTCTACCTAACTCACTATTAGATTGGATTTGTTCTAAAAAATTATAGGTAACAGGCCCTGAAACTGAATTTTCAATAAATGAATTTAATATATTTTCCTCGTTAAATAATGAAGGGTTAACCCTCATATCAGCATCTACCAATATAACTTTGGTAAATCCTAACCTAACCGAAGCTCTAACCGCATATCGTTTAACTGAAAAATCAAAATCATAATAGTTTTTTTGATAATCAAGATAATGTGAGTTAAATTCATTAACATTAAATGTTTTTACAAAATCTTTCTTTGTTATCATCTTCTCATTATCAGTTAAAACAACCAATGAAGGTTGATAAGGTAATAATGATATATCATCAATAAATCGGTTTACTTGTCCGTAGTAACGTTCACCGAAACAAAATGTTGCAAATGTAAAACTCATAATTATAAATTTCCTGTTATTCTCTCACACCAATCTTTTGACTCCGAATGTGGCCAAACCACCCAATATTTTGGTTTTGAATCTGTTAAGAACTCTCTCCAAACTTTACAATATTTATCAGGGTCATTCATCATCATTTGAATTTCATTTTTATCAGCATCTTGTCTGTAAATGGTTTCATCTTTTTCATTATGAAACGCAACAACCCAAAAGTCGTAATCTTTTTCAGGAACTTGTGTAAAACCAATATCAATACAGTGTTTAAAAACAGATGTAAATGATTTTAACCATTCCTCCTCTGAGTTGAAGTCATATGGATTGGGTGGATAACCTTTATCTAATGTATATTGTTGAACGGCTCTTTTTGAAAATAAAAGTCCTGAGTACTTTTCATAATCTTTTAAACTTCTAACCTTACCAAAACCATACTTACCGTGATTCATATTTTCTTCGTCATCCATACTAAATAAAGAACGATTTTTTTTATGAGCAAAATTATTTTTATCTACCCACTGTGAGTCATCATCCCACTGTTTGACACGTCCCTTTCTTGTGTATTCATGCCAAATCAAAACTTTATGAGGATGAAATAAATCATACCCATGAGTATAAGCTCTTGCAGCAATTGATATTTCCTCACCATGAAAATAAAACTCAGGGTCGTGTTGAACTTCTTTAGCAAATTTTCCTAATGTAAAACAAAAGTGTGCGGAATAAAATCTTGCCGTTACAGGTTCAGTTAAATTCTGCCATCCTGGAATTGTTTCAGGTAAAAAGAAAACAGCCCCTTCGGGAATAAATCTATCAAACGCCATTCTCCATGGCTCCTGTGTTCTACTATTTGGGTCATTATCAGGGTCAAAAGATGATACATATCCTGTCAATAATGGTTTCTTATAACCCTTATTCTGTAAGTCCTTAACCATCTTAATCATCTCAACATCCCAATTGGGGGCAAACCTCATGTGTGAGTCAATTTGAAGGGTATACGATTCTTTGTCGTATACCTGTTGAATTTGATTGCGAGCCCAACAAGCACCTTTTGACTCATTGTATGGGATATCTAAAACTCTAAATCTTTCATCACCTGAATATTCAGATAAGTCATCAAACTTATCATCAGGGTGATATTGCCGAGCAATACCAAAAACCAAATTGTTTGGTTTTTTAGCATTTTCTAAAGCGGATTTAATTGTTGGAATTAATTGGGGGTCTCTATATGACGCGATTTGAATGAAAATTTTCATAATCAAATCTTAATTGAAAATTAAAAAATATAAATTATTTTTTCTTTATTTTCACGTATTTGTACCACAATCTTTCGTGGACAAAATAAATAACGGGTTTTAATGTTAACTCACCGATACCTAATAAAGAAGACATTTCTAAAGATACTCCACAAGAAAGAGCAACTAATACAGTTGTTAACGTTCCGAGTAAACGGTAAGAAATTGTTTTTAAGATATGACGAAGAAGAACTGTTTCTTCTTTTACAGTTGTAACATAAGCAACATTATCTTTGACAACACAGTGACCTTCACAACTGATGTGCCATTTATATTCACCTAACTCGGGCATCCAATCTTTTGTCGTTGATGTATGACCATCGATAACAATCTCAGATACCAATATTTCATTACCATTTTCAATTAATCTCCATCTGTCTTCATCGGATGTTGATTTTACATTGAATCTAATTTGAAACTTTTTAATTTTGTCTTTCATAATTTCCCTTGAGCTCTTAATTCTTCTCTAATTTTAGTTGCGGAAATATCATGTATTTCTTGTGGTGGAACTCTTTCGATTATATTGTAACCAACACCTCTACCAAACTCAATAGAACAAATATCAGGAATAATCATAACTTTAACTTTATCTCCCATATCGGAGTAGTGATTTTCGATATTTGTTTTTACTTCTTCAGCACTATATGGATTTTTTTCGTCAGGTTGAATGTCTCTAATACAAATTAAAACATTTTTACCTTCATCCATTACTTGTTGAAACAACGATTGATGTCCTTTGTGTAAAGGTTGCCATCTACCTACAAACATAGCATATTGTCCGTCTTTTGCAGGTAGAGATGATTCTACGTGAATTTTTTTATCCCAGTTACTCATTTTCTATTAAAAGGTATTAAATTAAGACATTCGTCTATTGTTTTATTTGTTGTGTCAATATTAATAAAGTTTTCCGTTGGAACTTCATATTCTTTAACAAAATTTTGCTCTCTACCTCTAATTTCACTTGTATGAACATAAAGTTCACATACTTCATTAGTTTCTTTAAGTGAATCTCTCATACTTTTGTATGGTGCAACTACCGAAATAACTACAGTAAATCCTTTATGGTCTAAAAAACGAGCCAAATCTAATACAGATTGGATGTTCTTTACTCTACCCTCAGCGGAGTAATCGAAGTTTTGAAATAGTTCTCTTAAACCATCTCCGTCAACATTAATACAAGTATCCGAGCACTTCTCAATAAGTGCGTTTGCTAATGTTGTTTTTCCAGCCCCTGGCTGACCTGTAAACCAATAAATCATATGTTCTTTTGATAATTAAAAATTTCGTAAAACCACTGGTAATTATTATAAATCCAATCACTCACATCTTGTCCTAAAACTTTATTTGCCGATGATGGAGTAAGTTCCAAGCTCTTTCTAATAGTATGGTCACCAAACATACCATAAATCTCGTCATCTTCTTTGGTAACTTGTTCAATATTATCAAAATCGTGTTCAAAAAAGGGAATTTCTAAATAATTGTAAATCTTTAACATTGTTGCCTCAGGATACAAACATAAATCTTCATATCTAATAAACAACATTTTTTCATTAATTCCTTGTCTAAAAACTTCACCCAATCGTTCAATTGCCATACCCACAGGTTGTGAGTTAGCCCAAACATCAACTCTCTTTGGTGTTGTTGTCCCTTTAAGTTCCGCATGATTGACGATACCCATATCTTTATACTGACTTTTACGAAAGTTCTTTTCCATAGAACAGAAAATATCACGTAAATCTCTTACCATACAAATAATTTTTGGTTCAGGGAATACTTCATTTAAAAAACCGTAATGAACTCCCCATCCTCTACTTTTATCAACAACATATTTTTTATCTGTAATTGCGGTGAAGAAACCTTCAACACCTTTTTTACAAAAAGATAAGTAACCTTGTTTCATTAGTTCGGTGTCCTGTGCTTTAAATTCAGGTGATGACGAATAATTTGCTCTCGCTCCATAGATTAATTCTAATACCCCACTTGTTGGTGTTGCGTAGACATCGGGATTTTGAGCTAAAATGTTTTGTAACATTGTGCTACCAGCTCTTGGTAGTGAACTTTGAAAGAATAATTTCTCCATTATATAATTGTTTTAATAAATTTCCAATAGTCGGGACCTCCATATGATGTGCAGATTTCCTCGCCGATTTCAATATCACGATTTGACACGAAATAGTAAAGAGCTGAGTTAGAATCGCAAGTCCAAAAAGCATTATTATTTTCACTATGATTGTAGATACAACCATAACCTAAAGGAATTGCGAAATGTGTTGGATTTTGACCACAGGGATAAGAAAATCTATATTTTAAAAGAACATCATTTAAATCACCCAAATCTGTCCTGAAAAAAATTACATAACAGGTTTCAATGATTTCATCTTTATTAATTTTTTCTTTAGCAAAAACACCCAATCCATGAATGTGAGATGCTTTTATTTCTATCTTTTGTGGGATAGGTATATTCATATTAATCTTCTAAAGATTGTAATACATCCTCAACACTAAAAATTTCTTCTTCTGAGTTATATGGGAATTCCATTGGTTCCCCTAAAATGTTAAACTGATTTAAATAAGATAATTTAAGTTCAGGTTTCTTTGTAAATTTGTTGTGAACAATATTTTTGTTAAGTCCATAACCAAATACTTTTGGTGAGTTTGCAACCCACAATACTGTTGAGGACATTCCTAATGCTGATGCGGTATGTTGCGCAAAACTGTCCATGAATAATCTTTTTGAACTCATTGCGATAACTATTGATATCGCTCTAAAACTATCTGTCAACTGAACGGTATCTCTTAATGCCGGTTGGTCATCTCTTCTAATATGGAAGATGGTGTAAGCATATTTTAATTTATCAACAACTTGTTGTGCGATATTATGAGGAATATCTCTTGCCCAAGAATACTTCATATTTTGTTCAATACCACCATTGGTTTGAATTACCATAATTGGTTTGTCAGTAGTGTATTTTTTAGAATAAAATTGTTGTTCTCTTTCGGTGATGAAAATGTTTGTTTTTTCACCGTTGTATTCCAAATCAAACAACTTACACCAAGTTTGGATTACGTGTTCTTCACTTTTAAGATGTTCTGTATCAAGATACGGGTCGTGAGCGAATATTTTAAAGTCACCATTTTCAATATAGTCTGAGTAGAAATATTTGTGTTCACCAAAGGCATATGCTCTGTCAACAAATGGGTTGTTTAAGAATACATCAGGATAACCTGATACAACGATTAATTTTGATTCTGGGTATTTCTTTTTTAGGATTTCACAGATAGCGGTTCCCATCACACATTTACCAATACCTCCATTTATTTGAAAAATAATATTCATAATTAATTTTTTAAAAAAAATAAAATAAAAATATTATAAGTAAATTAATCAGAGTTGAAATAAAAAAGTTTGGTCTAAACCTGAAAAATAAAAATAAAAATTATTTGAACAACAATTAGTCAATTGTGATGTTGTTGCGGAATATGGGAATGTTCCACCTGATGTTACATGATATCGTGGGTTCATTGAGTCAACATAATAATATAAATCAAATGTATATGCCGATAAATTTGTAGATGTAAAAGAAAGAGTTGTACCACTTTGAGTTCCAATAATGTCATCAATAATTACATCACTACAATCAGGACATCCGTAATCAAAAAGTAAAAACGGATTTTTTAAGATATCAAAATTGTGTATAACTTCAGGATAACTTAATGGTTCAGTATACATTCTAAATTGAGAAATCGCCCCGTCAAAAGAACCTCCAAATGTCGGTTCAATTAAAATATTTGTGGTTAATGCCGACAGTGATGTCCCCGATAATGTTTGATTTGGCATAACCTCAGGGTCTTGGATATAAGTTAAACCTGTTAAAGATGTTGGACATCCTGAAAAAGTTAAACTCTCTCTTAATCCTTGTGTTCCACCACCCCAAGAAATATTAAAAGGAACCCCTAATTGTTTTTCTTTTTCGGTATTTAACGCTCTTGGAATAACTTCTTCAAACCCATTAATAACATAAAATAATCTTCCGTTAACATAAATCTTTAAAACACCCAATCTGTCTTCTCTTTCAATTAACCATCTCTCATTAAGATTAACAATTTCCACTTGTTCTGCAGGAGCCGAACCCTCATGTGTAATTGGTGGTTGAATAAGTAATATACTATTATTTGACAAACTATCAACATACTCGGTATCACTAATCAACCCTAACCCACCTCTGTAATATAAATCACAAGTATCATAGTAAGTGTTTCGTTCCCATACACAGTCAATTAAAAACCAATGTTCTTTATTTAAATAAAGAGGGTTATCCGTTGAACAATAATTAAAAATTGTATTGGATGAACAATATTCTGTAATCGTATACCCTGTTTGATACGTAATACCTGTCGTTGCACAAGTACCCGTTGTTACACAACCTCCAGTAAAAGTTAAAACTTTAACACAAACTTTTGGATTGGCAGGGTCTCCTGATAATCTTAATGAAAACGAATTAGACATTGAGTCATACAACGGGTCTTTGTCGTTATTTGGAACATTTGTTGTTGCATTACATCCACAATCACAAGTTGTATTGTGTTGAGCAGTATAAACTAAAGGTTCATAAACTTCAACACATCTTGAATTAGTAACACCTGTATTTGAACATGCACACGTTTGTAAACAACCTTCTAAAACACTTGTAACTCTTGTGTATCCACTATCAGAGTCAGGTGAACCTGAGGCGTGATGATAAAACTTATTTTCAGCTCTTGACCCAAAGTAAAAAAAAGTATTTTCATTTTTAGGATATGTTAAGTTTAATGTTGTTTGAGCAGATGTTGGTATGTATTGGTCTTTCTGTCTTGCTCTTAATAACATTTCAACAGTCCAACCTTCGTTTGTTCTATTTGGAAATGTTTCATAGTCATAACCAAATAACTTAAAAAATCCCTGATAAAACCCGCCATATAGTTGATTATATACACCAATAGTATTACCTGTTTTTGTTACAATATTATAAACCGTTTCTTTTGTATTTCCTGAAAATCTTTCATTAGGTGGATTGGTATATCCTGTAATATTAATTAATTTTTGTCTTCTATCGTAATAATACCTATTCCATTTACTACTACCTGTAAACAAACCCATAGTATAATTAATTGTCTCACCAGTCATTTGTGGTACCAAACCGTTATCTACGCCTGTTAAACCAATATCACATAACGTTGAAGCGGTTAAACAATTTAAATCTTGATTGAGTGGATTATAATAATTTAATGAAACTAAAGTATTACCTGATAAAAAATTACCATAGTTAATTGATAGTCTTTGTGATGATAAAGGATTATTTAAATCAAAATAAATAGGTAATCTATCACCATCATTATAACCAATAAGATTTGTTGAAAATACAACCTCTTCGTTATAATCCCTTTCGTCAGACGCAAGAGAAATATCAAAAATCTTACGAACAGGTTTAATGTACCACTTATTAAAATTATATTGATTTATATTCTGTTGTGCCATTCTATTGATAAATAGTTAAATCAAAGTATTTATATGTAAAATACCAAATGGAATTTAATAAAGAATACTTTAGTTCACCATATTACTTCTATATCAAAGAGGGTAAAGATAGTATTTCCGTTTATTTTAGTGTTTCAAATACTTTAACTGAAGCTAGAAAAAAAGACGAAATTGTAAAATTTGATAAAAAAGACAAAGAAGAAGTTAAAAAAACAATTTCAAAAATTCAAAAAGAAAAAAAATTAAAAAATAATTCCGACGTTAAAAAAACTTTAAATAAGAAAAAAGACGAGTTAGAAGAACTAGTTGACTACGATGGTTCTTTTTTAAGTTCCAAAATTCCAATCTACAATCCATACCTTTCACCAAAGGGTACAATGGACCAAGAGGTTGTTGCAACAAGACAAACAAACAATCCTATAACTCGTGGATATCGTGTATATTGGGGTGAGGGTGAAGAAGAAACAGACGAGGTAATTAATGAAACTGATTTTTCAGATGCATTTGGTTATGAAGAAACAAAAGACAAAAATGGGCCTGAAACATTTAAAACATTTGTAAAAGAATTAGGTTTAGATAAAGAGGAAGCCGCCGATAGAACAAGACAACAAGGTAAAGAACCTGACCCTAAAAAACATAAAATAAAATTACAAAATGTCCCTAAAAAAATAAAAAAACAAAAAGGGTTTATTGATAAAATGACAATCTCTGAGAAATCAGAACTTGAAAATATTAAAAAACAACAAGTTTTTGACATGGTTGAAGATATTGTTTTAGGTAAAAAAAGTTCAGACAAAGAAGTAGGTAAAAAGAAAAATACTCTTAGTAAGTTACTAATGAAGAATTTGGAAAATATAAAGAAAATTGCAGATAAAGAAGGTATTGAAATAAATGACTTGGTTAAAATATTGAAGAAATGAATAGTGATATGTACGGGAAACAATACCAAGTCCCACAAGATGTTTTGAGTTCATTAGAAAATCATAAAGATGAAACTACAATAAATAATATTTTCACCAAAGGTTATCTAACATATCAAAATATGAAAAAAATACTTCACGATATTGATAACAATAAGTTTGAGGGTAAAGATTTAAGTTCTTTAAAATCATTTATCACCCAAAATTTAGGTTCAGATAGAGGAAGTATTAATAGACAAAAAAGAGATGCAAGTGATTCAGGTATGCAAAACCAATATTTATCAACACATCAAAAGAGTGACCCAAGAAATATTACAAATAAACCACATTCAAAATTATATGAAAATAATAAAGAAGTGGTTGAGAATTTAAAAAGAATAAACGAAATAATGAGACAAATACTTTAAAATTATGGCAGCAGAAAAAGAACCAGTTGACACACAACAACCATCTAATAAATTATCTGAGATTTCAGACAGAATTAGAAAAGATTTAATTACCAGAAATAACTACGGTGGTGACAAAAACATCTACGGAGCAACAAACAAAGATGCTATCGGAGATGGTGACCTACAAGGTAAAGGTACAGGTAGTTTCTTAGACATCTATAACGGTGGTAACATCACCGATAATGTTGAGAGAAAAAGTGAAATTAAAATAAATGCATATCAACCAGAAAAACCTTATACGATTCCAACTGCGTAATGAAACTTTACAATATTTTAAAAAAAGTTATTGTTGAAGCAAGTACTGATGATATTACCTCCTCGATAAGAAATAAAAATTTGGTAACAATTTATTATGACGGGGATGATGATGGGAACTTTACAGGAAAAGGTTTAAGAGTTATTGAACCATTCTGTTACGGAACATCAAAAAAAGGTAATATGGTAATCAGAGCTTGGGACCGTGAAGGTGCCTCGTATACTGGCTCAAAAGGTGAACAACCTTTACCAGGATGGAGGTTATTTAGAGTTGATAGAATGGGAAGTTATTCTGTTAACCCTTTAGAAAATTTCACAGAACCAAGGCCACTCTACAATCCTGATGATAAGGGTATGGTAGGACTAAAAATATGTGCAAAATTTGAATTAGAAAACAATGGATAGTTTAATAGAAAAATTAATGGTGTCTAAAAAAATCATGGATAGACACAACGAAATGGATAAAGGAATCGCCCCAAAACCAAGTAGGTCTAATATGTCCGAATCGTATTCTCCATCAGAGTATAGTGAGGCTCCAATACCTGCAACTTACAACATACCTGAAGAATTTTTATCTTCAGCTCCACAGACACCTAAAGCTCCACCGGCAGTAATGACTGAAGATAGAATTAGAAATTCAAAATTACCCGATGCAATTAAACAATTAATGATGGAGCATCCAATACAACAACCACAATCATACGCCCCAACATTATCAAATGAGGTTATTGAAAAAGCCGCAAGATTAATGGGTAATAAGAAGGAAATTGTTGTTGAGAATAAAAAACAACAACCAAATTCAACATCTTATGGTATAAGTGCCTCTGACATCAAAAAAATTGTTAGAGAAACAGTTGAAGAAGTATTAAGTGAAAATGGATTAATGGTTGAATCAACTCAAAAATCTAATGAGGTTATGACTATTAAAGTTGGTAAACACATTTTTGAAGGTAAAATTTTAAAAATTAAAAAAGTTCAGTAACACATTTTAAATATCAAATTATTGTCCCCTTTATGGGGACTTTTTTTTTATTATAGTTGAATTATAGATGTGTTATTATTATCTTTTAGATTATGAAAGAAAAAATTAAAGTTTTAGTCATACCTTCTGACACAACGGGTGTTGGTAGATTTAGGTCAATTACTCCACACACTCATTTACAAGCAAAATATGGTGATGATTTTCATGTTGATATTGAGTTTAATCCAAATTTAAACGATTTAAATTTTTTTAAAAATTATCAAATTGTCCATTTCCACCGTTCATTAGGACAAGACATGGATTTATCCATTCAGGTAATCCCAATTTTAAATGCCATGGGTATTATAACAATTGCCGATATTGATGATTATTGGTTGCCAGGAAAAGAACATCCACTTCATCAATTAATTATCCAAGAAAAAATACACGAAAAGATTGTTAATAATTTAAAACTTGCGAAATACGTTACAACAACAACTGAAATATTTGCAGATGAAATTCGTAAGTTTAACAAGAATGTTGTAATTTTACCTAACGCAATTGACCATAAGGAAGGTCAGTTTAATGAACCAACCGAAGAATCTGATTTAGTTAGAGTTGGTTGGTTAGGTGGCTCATCTCACTTACATGATTTAATGTTACTTGATGGTATGGTTTCAAAACTATCTGATATTAAAGATAAATTACAATATGTAGTTTGTGGATTTGATACTCGTGGTATGATGACCGAAATTAATCAACAAACTGGTGAAAGAACACAAAGACCAATCAAACCACACGAAACAGTATGGTATGACTATGAGAAGATTTTCACAAATAACTATTCAATTATTTCACCTGAATATAAAAATCATTTGGAATTATTTGTTGAGACACCATTTGAAAATGAAAAGAACTTACCATATCGTAGAGTATGGACAAAACCTGTTACATCTTACGCACGTAACTACTCAAAATTTGACATATCTTTGGCACCGATTAAGCAACACATGTTTAACAAGGTAAAATCACAACTTAAAGTTATTGAGGCAGGTTTTTATAAAAAAGCATTAATTGCAACCAATTATGGTCCTTATACCATTGATTTAAAACACGCAATGAAAAATGGTGAGTTTACTGATGGAAACGCATTACTAGTTGAAGACGCAAGAAACCATAGTGATTGGGCGAAATATATTAAGAAATTAGTTCAAAACCCAAACATGAGAATTGATATGGGTGAAAGATTATATGAACACGTTTCACAACGATACAGTTTAGATGTGGTTACAAAAACAAGAGCAGAATTTTATAAATCAATAGTATGATAAAGCACCCATTACACAAAATCTTATTCATTGACATTGAAACTGTTGGAGTTTCAAGTAATTATGAAAATTTCAAAAAGGATTACCCTGAACTTCATTTCCAATTTATTAATTATTTAGATTGGTTTAAAAAAAGGTTTCCTGAAGATAGTGAATTAAGTTTAGACCAAATTTTTGTTAACCGTGCTGCGTTAGTTCCCGAATTTTCAAAGATTGTTTGTGTTTCAGTAGGATTTGTTGACCCAAAGGGTGATGTTAAGAAACAAAGTTTTTTTAACTCAGATGAAAAAGCGTTACTTAAAGACGCTAACACATTATTAAATCGTGTAGATAAATTAGGATTTATTCTTTGTGGGCATAACCTTAAGAATTTTGATATTCCTGTATTGGCAAAAAGAATGTTAGTTAATGGTATTTTACCATCATCTATCTTACCATCTTACGATACTAAGCCATGGGAGATTAAAGCAATCGACACAAAAGAAATTTGGCAGTACGGACAATTTGGAGCTATCAGTTCATTAGAATTAATGTGTGTATCACTTGGTATTGAAAGTCCTAAAAACATGGAAGTAACGGGTAATAAAGTTCATAACGCATTTTGGAATGAAAACAAATACCAAGAAATACAAGAGTATTGTGAAAAGGACGTTGAAGTATTAATAAAAGTTTTAATTAAATTAACTAACTTATGATTAAAGAATTAAATTTTAAAGATGAATTAGAAACATTACAAAATTTTCTAAAACAAATGTCTGAAACCAATACAGACGAAAACGAGTTATTAATCTCAAATGAGGTTTTAGAACAATTAGGTGATGAAATGGAAAATATGGTATATAAAGTTGACCTTAACTATTCTTCAAAAGAAGGAAGATTATTAAGTTACAATTATGAATCCGATAGTGGGTTTGACTTATACTCTATTGAACAAATCACTATACCTGCATTTGGTAGAGCTTTAGTTCCAACAGGTATTGTTTTAGATATACCTGAAGGATTTGAGGTACAGATAAGGTCTAAAAGTGGTTTAGCATTAAATCAAGGATTAATGGTGTTAAATAGTCCTGGTACAATCGACCAAGGATATATTGGTGAGATTAAAGTGATAATCTTTAACACTAATAACCATTCAGTAATCGTTGAGAGAGGTATGAAAGTCGCTCAAGCGGTTTTAGCTAATGTAGTTAGTGGTAAATTTGTAACATTAAATAAAATTGAGAACGTAGAACAAAAAGAAAGAGGTTCTAATGGTTTTGGAAGTACAGGAATCTAATGTTAGAAAAATATTTTGATAAAATATATTGTATAAATTTAGATAGAAGAACAGACAGATGGGAACATTTTTTAAATCAATCTAAAAAATTTAATTTAAATAAGTTTGAGAGAGTTTCTGCGGTTGATGGTAGTAAATTAAATTTATCGGATTTTGGTAACTACCTAAATCATGGAGAGTTAGGTTTAGTACTTACAACTATTAAAATTTTTGAGGATTCAATACAAAACAATTATCAAAAAATTTTAATATTAGAAGATGATTGTGTTTTTGAAAATGAATTAGATAAAATTGATTTATTTTTTGAAAACCTCCCAACCGATTGGGATATGATTTACTTTGGGGGTAACCATAATGAACATGGCGGATATCCTGAACCTATAGTAATTAATGACTATGTTAAAAAAGTTTTATATACTTATTCATCACACATGATTGGGTTTAATATAAAAATATATGAAAAAATAATATCATCGTTAAAAACTAATCAGTTTCCTGTTGATATTGTTTATTCTTTGTTACAAAAGGAAAATAATTGTTATACTTTCTACCCAAGACTATCAACACAATTAATTGATTTTTCAGACATACAAAATAAAGTTACAGATTATAATTGGTTAATAAAATGATTACAATAGGATACAGTACAAGAAAATCTAATTCAGAATTACAAGAATATTTAAAAAAATCTTGTGGTCACCCAAAAACTGAGGTAATTGAAAAAGTTACTAATGGAGAAAAAAACTTATCACAAGTTTATAATGAAATAATTTCAGAATCATCAAATGACATTGTAGTTCTTTGTCATGATGATATCTATTTTGACACTAAAAATTGGGGTCAAAAATTAGAAAAACTATTTGAAAAAAATGAAGAGTTTTCAGTAATTGGTATTGCTGGAACTACTGAAATGCATAAAAGTGGTATGTGGTGGGAAGATAGAAGTAAAATGTGTGGTATAGTAAATCATGAACACAACGGAAAAAAATGGGAGTCAAGATATTCAGATTCTTTACAAAATTCAATTAAAGAAGTTGTCATTGTTGATGGTTTATTTATTGCGATTAATAAAAATAAAATTAAACATACTTTTGACGAGACGGTTAGTGGATTTCACATGTATGATGTAAATTTTTGTTTTAGAAATTATTTAGAAAATGTTAAAATAGGTGTAACAACAAGTGTTAGGGTTACTCATAAATCAGTTGGTGAAACCAATAACCTATGGGAAAAAAATAGAGTTATTTTTTCTAAAAAATACAAATCAAATTTACCAACAAAAATAAAATTACCTAATCTAAATGATTCAACAATTTTAGTTTTTACAGATAATCAATTAACTGATAGTTTTGTATATGGTTTTTCAAAACAGTTAAATAAAATTTCAAATGTTTCGGTACTTTCGGTTAATAAAAATATAAATGTTTTAAATTATTTAAATTTAAATAAAATTACGTTTATTGATATTCAATCCACACCAGGGTATAAAGTTGGTGATGGTAAATGGTATATTAATACACCTAACGGTCCTGAATTAACACAACCAAATAATTACTATAAAATTTCAGAACCAAAAATTGATTTAATAATATTTGATGATACTAAATTTTCTTCTATATTAAATAATCTTTATCCAAACGTTAATAAAGTTTTGTTACTAGAAGATACCAAAAATTTTAATAATGAAATCATTGAGTTTAAAACTGTTAGAAAAATTTTATTTTCAAATTCAGATGTTAAAACAAATTTAGTTTCTACAAATGATTTCCCAAATGAAAAAATTGATGTTTTTGAAAATTATGAAAATATTGAAAATTCATTTTTAGATATTTTAAATTTATATGAAGAAAATAATGAATCAAAAAAAATAAAAATTTTAACAGGATTTTCAGATAAAGGGGGTTCAACAACCGTATTTGTTAATTTAACAAATGAGTTTAATAAACTTGGTTATGATTGTACATTATACGGTCCTCATAATTGGCATTTAGATAAATGTAAATCAAAATTAAGTAATGAATTAGTAATTAACAAAGAAGATATTTTAATATCTCATTTTGTTGATTTAGGCCAAAGACCTCCCGCAGATAAAGTAATTTTAGCATGTCATGAAAAAAACTTATACGAAGTATCTACTAAAAGACAGTTTTGGGACACCGCAGTTTTTATAAATGACACTCATAGAATTTACCATTCAGGTTATACTGGAGATTTTAAAATAATACCAAATTTAAAAACTAATTTATCTAAGATTGATAAAACTGATAAAAATTTAATCGCCGGAGTAATTGGGTCAATTGATGAAAATAAACAAACTCATATATCAATTAAACGAGCGTTAGAAGATGGATGTGAAAAAATATATGTATTTGGTAGCATAAATGACTCAAATTATTATAACAATTTTGTTCGTCCATTATTGTCAGATATTGTTATACATAAAGGTCATATGGATAACAAACAAGAAATATATAATATGATAGGTAAAGTTTATCAGTCATCAATTAGTGAATGTGCGTCTTTAGTTAAAGACGAATGTTATCAAACAGGTACTGAATTTTTTGGAAATGAATCAACTAAAAATGATGTATCAATTTTAGAAAATTCTGAAATAATAAATAAATGGATTGAATTATTAGAATTATAATTTGAAAAATGGTTATAGGTAACGGTTCAATTGCTAAAGTGTTCAAACAAGAATTTGAAAATGATGATTCAGTAATTATTTTTGCGTCAGGAGTTTCAAATTCAAATGAAAAAAACTTAAGTGAATATCAAAGAGAAACTATCCTATTACAAAATACTTTAACAAAGTTCCCTGAAAAAAAAATAGTTTATTTTAGTAGTATATCTTCAAAATATGTAAATTCCCAATATTTTAACCATAAAGAATTAATGGAAAATTTAATTATTAAAAATTCAAATAATTTTATAATAATTAGATTACCACAAATAATAAGCAATAGTGGAAATCAAAATAACTTGATTAATTTTTTGGTTAATTCAATTAGAAATAATCATAGTTTAGAAATACAAAAAGATGTTTGTAGAGCTTTGATTGATGTTGATGATTTAAAGAAAGTAACTTTAGAAGTAATTAAAAATTTTAACAATAAGATTTTAAATTTTTCTAAAATTGAAAACATTACAGTTGTTAATTTATGTGAGATGATTTTTAAAATTTTAGATTCTAAGGTTAAAATCGTTGAAGTTCCCCCAAAATTTAATACCCCTAATTTGAACAATAGTCCTGAAATAGATAATATTTTAGAACACTTAATAGATAAAAAAAATTATACAAATAAAATTTTAAAAAAATATTTAACAAATGGTAATTCTAACAGGATTTTATAACGCTGAAAAATATGTTGAAAGAAGTATTCTTTCAATAATGGGACAAACATATAAGGATTTTACATGTTATATAACCCATGACATGTCTACCGATAGTTCGGTTCAAAAAATAAAAGATTTAATTAAAGATGATAAAAGATTTATCTTAATAGATGAATACGATAAAAAATTATATCAAGCTGGTAATTTTGATAGAACTATCAGGAATAATCCAAATATCTCAGACAATGAATTGTTAATTGAAGTTGATGGTGATGATTGGTTACCGGATTCAAAAGTATTTGAAAGAATTAACAACGTATATGAAGACCCAAATGTTTGGATTGCTAATGGTAGTTTCAAATACTCTAATGGGCAATCCGGGTTTTCAAGTCCTCAAACAAATTTTGACAATCTAAGACAAAATAGATTTACCGCATCTCACATTAGGACTTGGAGAGCGTTTTTATGGCGAAATATTAAAGAAGAAGATTTACGAGATGAAAACGGAAATTACTGGCAATGGAGTGGTGATTTGTGTTTTATGTATCCTATGTTAGAAATGTCAGGTTCTGAACATTACAAATTTATGCCCGAAATTAATTATGTTTATAATGGTGAAAATCCAATTAATGAACATAAGGTTGATATGACTATGGTTAATGACCACGCAACAAAAATTAGAAATAAAACTCCTTATCAAAAGTTAATCAGATAATGATATCAGCAAGATTACAAGGTGGGTTAGGGAACCAAATGTTTCAAATTGCTTCTGCAGTTTCATTAGCGATATCTAATAATAATACATATTCTTTTAATTTTGATGAGTGTTTTACACCAAATCAAGGTAATAAATCAACCAAATATGTAGATAATATATTTAAAAACATCCCAAACTATAAAAATTATATTTTTGATAAAATTTATAATGAACCTAAGTTTTCATTTTCTGAAATACCATATCAAAAAAATCTTTTATTAAATGGGTATTTTCAAAGTGAAAAATATTTTAAAAAAAATTCTGATATTATTAAAAAATTATTTTACATTGACGAAAAAGATATCAAAAACATATCAACTAAGTACGATACAAAAAATTTAACTTGTGTACACGTAAGAAGAGGTGACTATTTAAAATTCAAAGACTTTCATTTTACTTGTGATATTAATTACTATCAAAATGCAATTAATATAATCAATGATACTAAATTCATATTCATTTCAGATGACATGGATTGGGTTAAATCTACATTCAAATCTGATAATTTTTTATACTCAGATTTAAATGATGAAATTTTAGATTTAACTTTAATTACTATGTGTAAAAATGTTATAATATCTAACAGTTCATTTAGTTGGTGGGGGTCATATCTCAATGATAATAATGGTAAAATAATTGCACCAAAAAAATGGTTTGGGCCATCAGGTCATAAAGATATCCAAGACATTATTCCAAATGATTGGATTATAATTGATAATTAAAAATAGATTTATTATACTTGTTACATGTCAAATCAATTAGAAACTCTATTAGACGGTATTAAAGACTATTTATCTGAAAACAATCCAAAATATCTTTATAATCAAAAATTTGAACCAGGTAAAAGTCAAGTTCTATATTCAGGACCTTATTGGGACCATCAAGAAGTATTAGCAGCGATTAACACCTTAATTTCAGGTAAATGGATAGTAACAGGTGAGAATGTTTACAAATTTGAAAACAAATTTTCAAAAATGTTTGGTGTCAAATTTTCACATATGGTAAACTCAGGTAGTTCGGCTAACTTAGTATTAATCACTGCATTAAAAAAATATTTTGGGTGGAATGATGGTGATGAAATAATTGTATCACCTGTTGGTTTTCCAACGACAATTGCACCAATTGTTCAAAATAATATGGTTCCTGTTTTTATTGATATTGAATGGGACACTTTGAATTTTGACTTATTAAAAATTGAGGAAAAAATTACTGAAAGAACTAAAGCAATATTTGTATCTCCTGTTCTTGGTAATCCTCCTGATATGGATTTTCTTAAATCTTTGTGTGAAAAACATAACATACAATTAATCGGAGATAGTTGTGATACTTTAGGTACTAAATGGGATGGAAAACCTATTTCAGATTATTATGTCGCTTGGTCTTCATCATTCTATCCTGCTCACCACATATCAACAGGTGAAGGTGGAATGTGTTGTACAAACATTGCAGACCTTAAAAAATTATTTGTAAGTATTTCTTGGTGGGGTAGAGATTGTTACTGTGTTGGTTCAGCAAACTTATTATCTTGTGGAACATGTCAAAATAGATTTGGTAAATGGTTAGATTCTTATGATGGTATTATTGACCACAAATATGTGTTCACTAATATGGGTTATAATTTAAAACCTATGGATTTACAAGGTTCAATTGGATTGGTTCAATTGACTAAATTTGAAGAGATTGACAGAAAAAGAAAAAACAGTAAAAATAGAATTGAATCAATTTTGGTAAAATATGTAGAGGGTCTAAAAAGTGTTGAATCTTTGGAAAAGTCAGATGTTTGTTGGTTTGGTACACCTTTTATTTGTGACAATAAAGAAATTAAAAATAAATTAGTTTCTTTTCTTGAAGAAAACAAAATTCAAACTAGAAATTATTTCGCAGGTAATATTTTGTTTCATCCAGGATATTCCCACTTAGATTCTATTGAGCGTTACCCAAATTCTAATATGGTTTTAGATAAAGTGTTTTTTCTTGGAGCAGCACCTCATTATGATGAGGATGTATTTGAATACGTTGAGAATGTTTTTAAAGAAAAATGGGAGAACTAAAAGTATTAATATTAGGTGACGGTTTATTAGGTTCTGAAATTGAAAAACAAACAGGATGGGACTACGTATCACGAAAAAAAGATGGAATTGATGTATTAGATTTTAATACGTTAATCCCATATATGAATAATTTTAACACAATTTTAAATTGTATAGCATATACTAACACATATTCTGAAGATAAAAATTCTAACTGGTTAATAAATTATAAATTTGTTGATGAATTAGTTGAATATTGTAATATTAATAATAAAAAAATTATTCATATATCAACCGATTACATTTACTCCAACTCAATATCAAATGCTACAGAAGAGGATGTACCCGTACATATACCTACATGGTATGGATATACCAAACTTTTGTCTGACGCACATGTCCAACTAAAATCTAAAAATTTTTTAGTCTGTAGATTATCACATAAACCAAACCCATTCCCATATGATAAAGCGTGGTTAGATATTAAAACAAATTGTGACTACGTAGATGTTATATCATCAATTGTAATTAAATTGATTTTAAATGGTTCTGAGGGGGTATATAATGTAGGTACTGAACCTAAATCAATATACGATTTAGCAAAAAAAACTTCTATGGTTGAGCCAATTTTAAAACCTTTAAATGTTCCATCAGATACTACAATGTGTTTACAAAAATTACAAAAAATACTATAATTCAAAATATGAAAAATTATTTCTTTTCAATATCAATACCAACGTATGAGTTCAAAGGTAAGGGAGTTAAGTATTTAACTAAAAATTTTGAGATATTTAAAGAACAAACTTTTAATAATTTTGAAATTGTAATATCTGATGATAGTAAAAATGACGATATTAAAAAATTATGTGATGAATGGTCAGATGTTTTAAACATTAAACATGTTTTTAACAAACCTCATAATTATAACTCACATTCCCCTAACATAAACAATGCAATATCACAATGTTCAGGTAAATGGATTAAAATTTTATTTCAAGATGATTTTTTATATGGAACAAAATCTTTAGAGTTACAACATAATTTCATTAATGAAAATGAAAATTTACATTGGTTTTTTACCAAATTTTATCATTCAGTTGATGGAAACAATCTATACAATTTATATACGCCAAAATGGAACAATTCGGTGTGGTCAGGTAATAATACTTTAGGAGGTCCTAGTGGGTTAACTATTAAAAATAAAAATATTCCATTATTTGATGAAAATTTAATTTGGTTAATGGATTGTGATTTTTATCAAAAATTATTTATACGGTTTGGTGTACCCGGTATTTCAGATTCAATAACTGTTGTAAATAGAACAGGATTTGACCAATTAACATCAACAATTGGTGAAGAAACAAAATTAAAAGATTTAAAAATTGTTAAAGAAAAATATGATTAATTTAGAAAAAATAACATTAGTGGCACTTACAAGTGTAAGAATACCACAAACTATTCAAGCGTTAGAATACAGTTGTAGAGGGATAAAATTTGGGGATGTTAAACTTGTATCAGATATCAAACCTGATAATTTACCATCCTATATTAAACATGAATATACCCCAAAAAGTTCTAATATTGATGAATGGAATTATAATATAATTTATAATTTACCAAAACATGTTGAAACTGACTATGCAATTTTAATTCATGATAATGGGTTTATAGTAAATCCTGAGTCTTGGAATGATGATTTTTTAAATTATGATTATATTGGGGCACCATTTCCTCTTCCTACTGATGATATATCATATAGAGACATTTATGGTAATATTATTAGACAAGGAAATAGTGTCTCATTACGAAGTAAAAAATTATTGGATGTCGCAAATAATTTAAATTTAGAATGGAAGTCATTTTATGGTTATACAAATGAGGATGGGTTTATTTGTGCCCACTATAGACATAAGTATATTGAGGAGGGCTGCATATTTGCGCATATTGATGTAGCTAAACACTTTTCCCACGAAAGCATGATACCTGAAATACAAGGAATTAAACCATTCATGTTCCACAATTATAACGGAACTAACATGCAATACCCTAAATTTTAAAAAAATGAAAAAAAAGATTGCATTAGTTACTTTAGCTCATAAAGATGAATTATATATCCAAGAATGGATTAATTACAATCTTAAATTAGGGTTTGACGACATACATATTTTTCAGAATAATTGGAGGTGGGAAAACAATACTCTAAACGAAAATGTTTATCTTCATGAATATGACGGATTTTCATATATAAGTAATGAACCATTATGGGATAGAAATATACAGTCTAAATGTTTTACTCAATTTTGTAGAAATTATTATGAAAAATACGAATGGGTTGCGTTTTTTGACATTGATGAATTTTTAGTATTAAAAAAACATAAGAATATCCAAGATTTTATAAATGATTATAATAATTGTAATTGTCTAATAATAAATTGGGCAATGTTTGGAGATAATGGATTAAGTACATTTGATAAATCTCACACAAGTCAACTTAAAAGATTCACTAAGAGAAAAAAAGAATTACACAATCAGTTTAAAAGTATTTGTAAATTAGGTCCATCTGTTGAACAACACGTTCATTGGTGTGGGGATTCATGGATGGATACTCATTTTAGACAAGGTAATGGTCCATTTAATTACTCTGCAAGTGATGAAATTGCTCAATTAAACCATTATTATATTAGAACTTATCCTGAATTTTTAATTAAAAGAGAAAGAGGGGGTGTTGATAATGTAAACGTGAAAAAACCAATAGACACGTTTAATGAAAACAATCATAATGAGATTGAGGATACGTTTGCAAGAGATTTTTTATACTCAGAGGAATAATGGAAAAAAAAATATTATATGTTAACTGGGGAGGACTCGGAGACCATTTATCATTTACAACATTACCTGAAATTTTTACAAATTTAGGATATGAATTTTACATAAGTGATAAATCATCATTTAGAAGTCAAGAAATTTATGATTTAGTATGGGGGACAAATCCACATGTAAAAGGTTTAACTTCAGAAATTCCAAATTGTGGTCACCTTGAAAACTGGGGTGTTTCTGACACAGTTGATTTTAATAAAGAATTTACAACTCATAAAAATATTGAATTAATTTATGGGGTAAATAATGAAAGTAAATACGCTAAAATATATTATAACCCAAATAAGATAAATGAAGTTAATGATTTTATAGTTTTAGATTTAAATAGTGTGTCAGTTAAAGAATATGATAATGATAAAATAAAATTACATTTACTAACATATAAAAATGAGAAATTCTTAGTTATTCTAACAAATGACTATCCTAATTTAGTGGTTTCTGATGATTTTTTTTCAGATTTAAATGTTGAGTTTATCACCACTAAAGATATTTTCCATTATGTTGATTTAATTTTTTCATGTAAAAAATTTATATGTGTTTGGTCAGGAAGTTCAATTTTATCATCATCAATAAAAAACTATTATAAAAATGATTTGGATATTGAATGTTTTAAAAAAACAGTTGATGATAAATGTCCTGAAGGGTGGGGAGTAACAAATAAATCATACTACTGGTATGATAACATAAAATATATAATGATTTAAAATGATTGAAAATTACAAACTAACACAAGATGGTGTTATTGAACAAATAATAAAAGAGGAATTTATTTATGACAAATCATATGGTGATAGATATGGTATGTTTAATCAAACCAGAAATATAGAAAATCTTAGGTTGGGATATATAATTGGTTCTCTTGGTAAAGTACCAAATTCATTAATGGATGTCGGATATGGTAATGGGTATTTTTTAGATTCATGTAAAAACTTAATTAAAAATTTGTATGGTAACGACATTGAGCCCGCTTATCCATTAAATGAAGGTATTGAGTTTGTCCCAAATATTTTAGAAAAAGAAGTTGAGGTTATTACATTTTTTGATTGTTTAGAACATTTTCATGATATTGAATTTGTTAAAAATTTAAAATGTAAATATATTGTTATTAGTCTTCCTTGGTGCCATAATGGGTTAGATGATGAATGGTTTACTAATTGGAAACATAGAAAACCTAACGAACATATTTTTCACTTTGATGAAAAATCTCTTGAAACGTTTATGAAACGTCAAGGTTATATTATGTTAAATTATTGTAACTTAGAAGATAATATTAGAGTTGATAAAAATCTAACTCCTAACATTTTAACCGCAATTTTTAAAAAAATATAATAATGTATTTAAATTTATTTGGTTCAAGTGACAGATTAGGAGGTAATATTGGAGATATTGTTTCTCAAATATTATACTCAATTAAAAATAATCTTTATATATTCTATAATAGAACTCATTTACGAGTATATAATTCATATAATCAATCGTACAATAATACAATTTTTTTAAAAACATTATTCGATATTGTTGATTTACATAATAGTAAATTTATTTCAGAAGATTTTACTCAAGAAGTTGATTTAGCGGCGCCGACTCATTATACAGTTTGGTCTAAAACATTATTAAATTTAGAAACTGATTTTTTTACTTATTTTAAACAAAATGTTTATTCCGATAAATTTAGAGAAAAATTTATGGAATATGGTAAATCAATGAATTATGATATTCCATTTGACCCTAAAAAAACAATTTTAGTTCATCTTAGACTTGAGGATGTTAAAGGTAGACCTGATTATGATGGTTCATTTTGTGCAAATCATTTTAAAAATCATATTGAGAATGGATTTATCCCTGATGTTGGTTTTGATACTGAATTTAGAAGCAAATATCCTGACCACAATAGTCAATCACCATTACCACCTGAAAGAATTAAAAAAATAATAGATGACGTTTTAAAATATAAACCAAATCATGAAGTCATTATTGTAACAAATCCTGGAGAATATGTGGATGAGTTACCTTATAGATACATTTCAAATGATGACCCATGTTATGATTTATTTTTATTATGTAATTCTGAAACTTTAATATTATCAAGAAGTAATTTTGCGTTAAGTTCATTATTTTTTGGTATAGCCAACAATGTATATCTTCCATTATGGGGACAAATGACTTGTTTTGGACTTTATACAAAATACGATAAAACAAATTTTAAATATTTTATATAATATGAGTGACAAAATTATAACATCAGGCGCGTTTTTAGTAGTGACTGACTTTGGGTTTTTACCTGAAGATTTAAGTCAATCTTGGGTTGAGGAATATACCAATAATTATTTGATTTATGACAGGGCACATAGATTTGAAGAATCAGATAAAATTAAACATCAAGTAAATGTTGGTGCTAACATATATGATATATTTGATTTTATTGTTACAAACTATGAAAATTTACCTGAAATAATTATTTTTTGCAAAGGTAATGTAATTCCAAGACATTGTGGATTTGAAAAATTTAAAAACATTATTAATAATACTGAATTTACAACAATTGAAAATTACATTAGGGACCACCCTAGACATAGTCCTGGAATATATTCATTTGTTGATGAAACGGATGCTTACCATGAGAATCCTAATGAGGTTAATTATACAGTTTCAAGAATACATAATTCTAAATATATTTTTAGTTATCCTGAAATGATACATAGTATATTTGAAAACCCAACGTTTGGTGAATACATTAGATTTGCCCCTGGAGGAAACCATATTATACCAAAAAAAGACATTTTAAGATATAATAAACATTTTTATGAAACCATGAGAAATTATGTTTCTTGGCATGTTCAACCTGGTGAGGCGTATATTATAGAAAGAGCGATGTTTACTTTATTTAGTAATAATTTTACAATTAAAGAAGAATATAGAAATATTTAAAATGATAACTACAAATTTAACAGGTAATTTTGGAAACCATATGTGGCAGTACTCTGTATGTAGAGCAGTTGCCGAAAAGTTAGGGTATGAATGGGGAATTAATCCAGTACCAAGTTACGACTATCATAATGGAATGAATCAAATGTATTTTATGGATGTGGATTTTGGTAAAGAAGTTATTGGTAATTTCACCAACTTTCATGAAAAATGGATTACTTACCAACACCACGACAATGTTAATATAACAATGTTTGACCCAAAGGTATATGAAATTACTGATAACACAAAATTAATTGGTGATAACGGAGCGTTGGGTGGGATTTATCAGTGTGAGGATTATTTAATAGATAGAAAAAAAGATATATTGAATTGGTTTAAAATTAAAGAAGAATATGTACATAAATTTGAAAATAAATTAAAGGAGTTGTCCATATTTCTTGACGATAATCTATGTGTTTTAAATTTTAGAGGTGGAGAATATCAAAACATCCCAAATGTAATATTAAGAAGAGAGTATTGGAAAGATTCTATAAATAATATGTTATTGATTAATCCAAATATGAAATTTTTAGTGGTTACTGACGACCCAAATTGTTCAAGAATGTATATGCCATTTGATATCCCAACAATACATGATGAAATTGGTTTTGATTTTTATTTAATTTATAAAGCAAAATGGTTAATTATTTCAAATTCAACATTTGGGTGGTGGCCGGCTTGGTTAAATCAAAATGTAAATAAAGTTATAGCCCCAAAGTATTGGTCAAGACATAATGTTAGTGATGGATATTGGGCAACTGGTGATGTTTATACACGAGGATTTACATATATGGATAGAGATGGGTTATTATTTGATTATGAAACTTGTAAATCACAAGCATTAGAATACTATAAATTAAAAAAAATAATATAATGAAAAAAATATACGATTGTGTTTTGTTTTTTAATGAATTAGAAACATTAGAATTAAGACTAGAAATACTTAATGATATTGTAGATAAATTTGTAATAGTTGAATCTACAGTTACTTTTTCAGGTAAAGAAAAAAAATTATTCTTTAATGAAAATAAAGAAAAATTTAAGAAATTTGAAGATAAAATAATTCATGTGATTATTAATGATACTCCTGAAAATTTTGTTAATTTACCATATGTATTAAATCCAATAAATGACGTTGACAATATTAAAAATAGAATTTTAAAATATGTTGAATTGTCTGAAGGGTGGGGAAGACATGAAAAACAATGGGGTAGAGAAACATATCAAAGAGAAGGAATATTTTATGGTATTAATAAATGTTCTGATGACGATATTATTTTAATTTCTGATTTGGACGAAATACCAAATCCGGTAGAAGTTGAAAATCTAAAAAATAATATAAGTAATGAAATTTTTAATTTTAAACAAACAACATATTATTACTATTTTAATTTATTAAAAGAATATAATTGGAGTGGTACTAAATGTTTATTATATGGTAATTTAAAAAATAAATCAATTAATTTGATTAGACAAAATAAACATACAACAAATCATATTGAAAATGGTGGTTGGCATTTTAGTTTTATGGGTGGGGTTGAAAGAGTTAAAACAAAAATTGATGCTTATTCACACCAAGAATTTAATAACCCACATATAATTTCAAGTATTGAAAATAATATTAATGGTGAAAATGACCCATTTTTTAGGGGTAAACTTTCAAAAGTAGAAATTGATTCAACTTACCCAAAATATATTTTAGATAATTTAAATAAATATTCATACATGATTAAACAATAAAAATATTAATATTATGACAAGAACAGAAATAATTAATGGTCTAATTGAGAAAAATAACTATAAATCATATTTAGAAATTGGCGTTAACACTCCAGAACAACCTGGATATAATTGGGTTGGTGTTAAAATACCTATTAAACATGGTGTTGACCCTAATGTTGATACAACATATAAAATGACTTCAGACGAGTTTTTTGATAATTATATATCACAAAAATATGATATTATTTTTGTTGATGGTTTACATTTACACGAACAAGTTTATAGAGATATTGTCAATTCATTAAACAATCTTAACGAAAATGGTGTAATTGTCGTTCATGATTGTAATCCAATTACAGAAATAACACAACGACGAGAACGAGCCAGTGACGCTTGGCATGGTGATGTATGGAAAGCCATTGTTCAGTTAAGGATAAAAAATCCAAATATAGAAATTAATACGGTTAATACTGATGAAGGTTGTGGTATCATCAAAAAAGGTAAACAAAAACTTTTGAGTGTTAGTGAAAATGAAAATTATTATGATTACGGTTTTTTAGAAAAAAATAGAGAAACCGCAATTAATTTGATTTCAATAGAAACATTTAAAGAAAAATATTTATAATAAATATGAAAAAATCATTAATTACGGGAATTAATGGACAAGATGGGTCTTATTTATCAGAGTTTTTATTAGAAAAAGGATATGAAGTTCATGGGACATTAAAAAGAAACTCTGTTGCTGAAAATCAAACTGCAAGGTTAAATGAAGTTTATGATAAAATTAAATTACATTATGCGGATTTAACTGATATTTCATCATTAATTTCAGTTATTCAAAAAACACAACCTGATGAAATTTATAATTTAGCTGCACAATCACATGTTAGAATTTCATTTGACCAACCAATTTACACATCTAACGTCACAGGATTGGGAACTTTAAATCTTCTTGAAGCGGTTAAATTAATTAAACCTGATACAAAAATTTACCAAGCGTCATCATCTGAAATGTTTGGTAATTCAATTGATTCTGACGGATACCAAAGAGAAACAACACCGATGAATCCCGTGTCACCATATGGGTGTGCTAAAGTATTCAGTTATAACATTTGTCGTAACTACAGAAACTCATATGGTATGTTCATATCGAATGGTATTTTATTCAACCATGAATCTCCAAGAAGAGGAACAAACTTTGTAACTAACAAAGTGTGTAAAGAAGCGGTTAAGATTAAATTAGGGATGTCTAATGGACTCAAATTGGGTAATCTTGATGCCACACGGGATTGGGGACATGCTAAGGATTATGTTAAAGCAATGTGGGAAATTCTACAATTAGAAAATCCTGATGATTTTGTTTGTTCAACGGGTATATCACATTCAGTTAGAGAACTATGTGATTATGTATTTTCATCATTAGGGTTAGATTATAAAGAATATGTAAATCAAGACGAAAAATTTTTAAGACCTGAAGAATTACACGATTTAAAAGGTGACTCATCTAAATTAATTAATACAACAGGATGGTCTCATGATTACACATTTGAGACGATGTTAGATGAAATGATTGACTACTGGTTGGATTATTATACAATTAAATAATGACAAGAAGAAAAACAATTAGCAAAGACACTCAGTATATTCCTACTGACGCTAAACCAAAAATGTCTAAGAAAGACCAAATTAGTGGTATGATTAAAAAGAGTAAGGATAAATTCTTAACTCAAAGTCAAAGAGAGTATTACGATAAATTAATTAGAAATCAAATTACAATTTGTTCAGGTCCAGCCGGTGTCGGTAAAAGTTTTATAGCTATGAAAGCGGCAGTTGATTTAATCGCGGACCACACATCACCTTATGAAAAAATTATTATAGTTAGACCCGCAGTTGAAGCTGAGGAAAAACTTGGTTCGTTACCTGGTAACGTTGAGGAAAAATTGGACCCATATATTTTTCCATCTTACTACCTGTTAAATAAAATTATAGGTAAAGAAGCGAGAGAAAAATTAAAACAAATGGAGGTTATTGAAGTTTTTGCTTTAGCGTATATGAGAGGGATGAATATTGATAATTCTATTTTAATATTTGAAGAAGCTCAAAACGCAACTCCAAAACAAATGAAGTTATTATTAACTCGTATTGGAACAGATAGTAAATTTTTTATATCAGGAGATTTAGAACAAACTGACAGATATAAAGATAAAAAACATTCAGGGTTGTGGGACGCTATTGAAAAATTTAAAAATATTTCTGAAATTGGTGTTCATGAATTTGGTGATGAGGATGTTGTTAGAAACCCATTAATTACTGAAATCTTAAAAAGATATGAAGATAGGAATTGAGATTAATGGTGTTTTAAGGGATACTATTGGTAAGTTTAAAACCACATATGAAAAATTTTTAATAGATAATAACTTAGAAAATTCTGAATCTGAGAATCCGTTTGAATATAAAATTAGTGAACCAATTGATTCATTAGATTTAACAAATCACTTTTCATTTCAATCAAAAGAAGAATTTTTTAGTTTTTTATATGAGGAGTTTCCTATGGAAATTTTTGGTCATTCTCCATCAACTGAGTTATCATCACTTAATGATTTAAATGATTTGTATATTAATCTAAGAGATAAAGTTGATTTTATTATTATATCAGATGAAATATCAAAATCAAAACCAGCTACTTTATTTTTCTTATCCAAATTTGGTTGTCTTATTGAAAAAATATTTTTTTATAATGATATAACAAAAAATAAACTATTAGATGAATTAGATTTAATAGTTACTTCTAACCCTGATATTATTATTAATTACAAAGATAAAGTTGTTAAATATGAGACAACTTATAATAATAAACTTAATTCAAAAGTTTCAATAACAAAACTAAAAGAATTAGAACCAATAATTACTGAAAAACTATAATGTTACCCATTTTAAATGAAAATTATTATATTGATTTAGAAGAAATTAATTCTTTAATCAATATTGAGCCGACTGAACCAATATCAGGTGAAACAGGTCAACATATTAGTGTTGTTCAGTACGAACTCATTAAAATAATGATAGAAGTCATTATGAGTGAACAAGAAGAAGTTGATGAAAAATTGGGCGCAAAATCTCAATTATCAATCCCATTCAAATTGGCATTTAATACACTATTAAATAATAAAACTATAAAAAAATACTAAAATATGGAAGATAGAATTTTAAAGATTGGAGAATCAATCTCAAATCTAAAAAACAAAAAAAATAAAATATATTTTTTTGTACAAGACACTAAAGGTAATGCTAAAGCGTCCGTAAGGTACATTTATCAAATGGCAAATGCTTTACTTAAGGAAGGATATAACCCGATTATTTTACATGAAAAACCTGATTATTTTGGTGTTTCTAGTTGGTTAGGTGAACAATATTCTAATTTACCTCACCAATCAATTGAGGGTCAAAACTTACAAGTGGCACCTGAAGACTTTATTATTATTCCCGAAATTTTCGGTTATGTAATGTCACAATTAACGAATGTTAAATGTACAAAAATTGTGTTATCACAAGCGTACGACCAAATTTTTGAGACATTACAACCAGGTCAATCATGGACACAATTTGGGTTTACAAAATGTATTACAACTTCAGACACTCAAAAAAAATATATTTCACAGTACATTAAAAATGTCTCAACCGAAATTATTGAACCTGTGACTTCTGAGATTTTTCAAAAATCAAAGTATCCTGCAAAACCAATTATTGCAATCTCCTCAAGAGAACAAAGAGATGCTATCAATGTGATTAAATCATTTTATCAAAGATATCCTCAATTTAGATGGATTACTTTCAGAGATATGAGAGGATTAAGTGAGGAAGAATTTGCTAACACATTAAAAGATTGTATGTTATCTGTTTGGGATGATAGAACAAGTGCGTTTGGTACATTCCCATTAGAGTCCATGAAGTGTGGAGTACCTGTAATTGGTGTTATACCAAAGATGGTACCTGAATGGATGAATGAAGATAATGGAATTTGGATACAAGACGAATTAAATTTAGTCAACTTTATTGGTGAGTATATTCAAAATTGGTTAGAAGATAATATCTCAGAAGAGATATATAATGGAATGGAAAAATGTTCGTTAAAATATAGTGATGTTAATAATTTTGAAAATAAAATTATTTCATTATTTGACGAATATACCAAATCAAAATTAAACGTTTTTGAAACCGAATACAATAAATTACAACTTATAGAACAATAAAATTATGGAGAATATTTTAGATTTAAGCGTCATCTTACCAATTAAAACAAATTTAGTTAAAGATTTTGTAGAACTTTTTAGTAAATCGATTGAATCAATTCAATTACAACCTATTAAACCTAAAGAATTAATAATTGTTCACTCAGGTGAAGAAAATTTAATTGATTTTTTAGAATCATATGATTTTGGAGATTTAAATGTTAGAAAAATTAAATTTGAAGAGGAGCCTAATTTTTCGTCTCAAGTTAATTTAGGTATTGAAAAATCAAATACTAAATGGGTTAGTATCTTAGAATTTGATGATGAGTATGCCAAAATTTGGTTTAAAAATGTTAAATCATATATTGAAGTTTATCCTGACGTAGATGCATTTCTACCAATAGTGGTTGATGTTGATAACAAAATGGTATTTGCAGGATTTACTAATGAGGCAACATTTGCAGCCAATTTTAGTCAAGAAATGGGTTACCTAACAAATGAAACATTATTAAATTATCAAAATTTCCAAACCTCAGGTATGGTATTTAAGAAATTGATTGTTGAGGATTTTGGAGGATTTAAACCAAGTTTTAAATTAACATTCCCTTATGAATTTTTATTGAGAATGACTTATAACTCGGCAAAAATTATGACAATTCCTAAAATTGGTTACAAACATATGAACCTTAGAGAAGGGTCATTATTTTGGGAATACAAAAATGGTGAAAATAAAGTTGGGGAAAGTGAAGTTCAGTTTTGGGTATCTTTGGCAAAAAAAGAGTATTTCTTTTCTACCGACAGGAACATAAAATATTCTCAAGAAAATGCTTGATGACTATAAGTTCAAGTACTGAGATGATTGAAGTTTCTAAAAAAAAGAAACCAACCACTGAAAATTATTTTGACATAAGAGAAGAAAATGCGGTTAGAATGTTTCTAACCGCATCTACTTTTGATGAAAAAAACAAAATATATAACGACTTTTTGAGACATCCTTTAGATAAAATGATATCCTCAATTATTCGAAGATATAAGTTGTATAGAAAAGACATGGATTTTATCGATATCCATACTGATACACATTCTTTTTTGATGACAAAAATTGACAAATTTAGTCCCTCAAAAGAAAAAAAAGCATATTCTTATTTTGGTACAATCTGTAAAAACTATTTAATGGGACAGATTTTAAAAGACCAAAAAGAAATGAATCGAAAAGTGTCTTATGAAGACATATCAGGTGATTTAGAAAATAGAGCTGAAATGGTTTATTACTTGGATGTTGAACCGGATGTTGAAGTAAATGTTATACCAATTTTAAAATCATACATTAAAAATGTTTTAGAAGAAAATGATTTAAATGAAAATGAAATAAAATTGGGTATTGCGTTAATTGAAGTATTAGATAATTACGAAACAATATTTCCGGCAAGCGATAATAATAAGTTTAACAAAAATGTAATTCTTTTGTCTTTAAGAGAAATGACGAATCTTTCAACTAAAGAAATAAGAGCTTCCATGAAAAAATATAAAAAAATATATTTAGGTCTTATAGAAATCAAACCAGATTAATTTTTTTTTAAAAACTATTTATTGGTATGACTAAACCAAAGAAAAAACAAATTAATTTTACTAAAGACTCAATCCTTGTTTTAATGCAGGAAATTTATAATGAGTTGGTTGAGCAACGTTCAACTGCAATCAGAATCCAAAATAAAATGGTTTCTATGATGAAGGAACCTGAAGACATGACTCTAATTGGGCCTGTTATCGAAAAACAACAGAAAATAATCAACGACTGTGTTGATAAAAAATTACAACTTTCAAAATTACAATCAGGTATTTGGGAAAAACAAAGTTCAAAAGAAGATTCATTTGATATCTCAAATATGGATGATGATGTTTTACAAGGTTTATTAGATAAAGATATAAATTCTGATAATCAAAAATTTAGTTTGTAATGGCAATTAGTATTGAGGAAGGTTTTGAACAAAGTAAGAATAAACTTAAAGTTTATAAAACTTTTGTGCAATCAAAAGCTGAAATTAAAAAACAAAAACTCAAAAACAAACTTGACGAAAAAAAACTTGCAAGACAACAAAAATCATTAGAAAGAGCAAAAAAAAACCAAGAAAGAAAAGAAAAAGCTCAATCAAGTTATGACCAACTTATTGATATTTTACAAATGGCCAAAGGTGCCGCAAAGCCAAAAGATAATTATATTACAAAACTTTTAATTAAAGTTGCTAAAGATATTAAACCAAAAATCTCTGAAATAGTTTCAGAAGAAATGTTAAAATCTTTAAATTGTTCTGAAGAAAGTACCTACAACAATGATGTAATATATATTAAAGTCAGTACTTTAGATTTAGGAAAAATATTACTTATAAATCCAACAGATACCTGGGGGAAATGTATATATGAACGAAATCCTTATGACGGTGTGTCAAATTTAAAATCAACAAATCAACTTTTATATTATTTAATCCAAACACCTAACTCTCTTTCTCAGGGTGGTATTAACGGTATTACCAATCCTGTTAATACTCAATATAAAGGATTAAGTGGACAAAATCTTTTTGATATACAATTTGTAACGTCAGATGGTAATGGTACTCCAGGTCAATATTATAAAATTACATTAGCAAATCGAGCATTACAATTAAATCGAGTTTCTGACTTTATTGTTGATTATTTTAAAACTAACTCATTATTAGATTTAAGATTTTTATTAACAACTTTAATTGATATTGTTTTAGGTAGTGTATCGGCAGATTTAAAGTTCGGAGATAACCAACTAGACGACTCAACAAAATTTGGTTTAATAATACAAAGGATATTAGGTCAATGTCAGGATTATAATGTTGAAATTGATGTTGGGGGTCAAGCAAAATACCCGGAAGTTGACAATTCCACAGATACTATTTTTGAAATGGAATCTAATGATTTGAGTTTTATAAATGAAAGAGTCCAATCGATTAAATCAGGTATTAGAGAATTTGTTGATTGTGGAAACATTGCATTACCAATATCAGGTACAAATTATTTATCGGACAATATTAATCAAGTAGGTGATAATGGAGAAAATTTTGAAAATGAAATTAATAACATTATAACTAATTTAGTTAACGACCCAAGGTGGGTTGCTAATTTTCCATTCCCTGATGATTTATCATTAAGTATAAATAAAGATTTAATACAACAATTACCGTTAGCAATAATTAAATCTATTTTAACACCAAAAGTATTATTACCATATGTTATTATGGCAAAAGCTGTAAATAATATGTTTAATGATTCTATCGAGGGTTATAATAATTTTTTAAGAAATAATAGAGCGTTAATTGATGGGATTACAAGTAGAATAATTGCATTATTTTTAGAAGCTTTATTAATTGAAATTAAAAAGATTGTTATTGCTCTGGCTAAAACAATTGTTCAAGACATGACTGGTGAAAAAAAGGCAACAATTGCAAGAGTTATAAATAATATTGTTTCATTATCTGTTTTTATTGCTCAAACAATTAATGATTTTAGAGAATGTAGAAGTTTAGTAGACACGTTATTAAGATTATTCCAACTAAGAATTCCACTACCAAAACAAATCACACCGACACCAATTTTAGCATTATCTGACATATTAGATGGAGCGTCAACTAATAGAGCTTATATGAATCATTTAGAGTTTTTACAAAGTTTAGGATTACCAACAGGACCAAATCCTAATGGAACTCCAATGTATTCAAATATGGAAGGATTCTCAATAATGCAAGGATTAAATAAAGAAAAGGAAGAGAATGGTAAAACAGAAATGTTTATCAAACCAATACCTATCGCAGGATACGCAACCAGCCCAGTCAGAGTTACAGGAAAATACTTTTAATATGGACCAAAAAATATTTAATATAATAAAAGAACATAAGGATAGACCAAATAGAGATTTGGAAACTGCCATGAACTATCTAAATGAAGAATTTGAAAAAACTAAAGATTTAATAGTTAAATTATCTAAACATTTAGATAATGTTGAATTTAACTATAATAAAGTGTTAAAAGAACACGAATCTCGTAAAAAATCATGATTAAAAAAATAATATACGGTGGTAGAGTAATTGCCAACAATGACCCATGGATGATTGGACGTATTAGAATTCATCCTGATGATGAGGTTATTCAACAAATTTTAAATTCCATAAAAGGACAATATAATTCACAAGGAGTTTCAATACTAAATGATAATCAAAGTGATATTCGAGATGTTTTCCAATTTACATCTAAAGACCCATTTGTTTATTTACCTTTATTACCTATAAATCTTTCAATTTTACCTGAAATAAATGAGTATGTTAATATCATTTATTCTAATAAAGAAGAAAATACAGGTAGAAAAAACCAATATTATGTTGCGAGTACTAAAAGTACTGTTATGAATATTGCGTATGAACAAAATTCTGCAACAAAATCAATTTTAGCTGAAGGGTCGAATATTGCCCAAAACTTATCAATTAAAAACTACGATGGTACATACCCAAACACAAAATCTAAAGGTGTTTTTGCGGAACCTCAAGATATTGGTATTTACTCAAAAGGAAGGTCTGATATTATTTTAAAAGATGGTGAGGTTTTAATTAGAGCCGTAAAAACAACATCACTTGAACAAACACAAAGACCTCAGGTTAATCAAAAAAGAACTTTTTTACAATTATCGTATTTTGATAAAAAATTAACTTACTTACCTGAAAAAACTATTCAAGTACCATTTTTGGTTGATAATAATGTAAAAAAATTATTAGAGTATGATGTTATTAACATTAATAACTCAACACAGGGAAATTACACTGGTAGTATAACAATTTATAATTTACCACCTATTGATTTAACAAAAGTTTCAGTATTCAACCAAGATACATCATTACCCTCGACTGTAACAACACCGGCTTATATTGACGAATTTATTAATTTATCCGAAGAAGAATTAGTATTAAGAATTAATGATGCGATTGGTGGATTAAATAGAGGTAAAGTTGAGGGGTATAATAAACCTGATTATTTTGCAACTGATGGTGAAAGATTTCCATTTTATTATAGACCCGGTGTTAATTTAAAAACTGCGTTACAAAACCCAATAGTGTCGGCTAGTTATATAAACGCTGCTTCAATAACTAATAAAATTAAATTTGTCGGGTCAACATTGAATAAAGGTTATGATTTAGTATCTGAACAAAATAGAACTGGAAGGATAACTGACTACTCCAAAATTAAAACACAGGATATCCAAGTTTCACCTATACAAGAAGGTTATGCGGTTTTAGGTGGTGATAATCTTTATTTATTATCTCACAATTCGTTTATACCCGGAAAACAAAAATTAAATCTTGGTGATGATACTGTTTATGGTATTCCTGTTGATGAATTATCATTAAACTACATTAAAAATACTTCAGGGATTGTTAGAGGTGACCAATTAAAAGAACTTTTAAATTTAATAATACAGTTTTTAACTGACCATACACACCCTTGGCACAACTTACCTCCTGACGAACAACCTTTTAGTGGTAAAGGAATATCTAAATCATTAATAACTTCAGAGATGGCATTATTCGATTCTAAAGTAATTAATCAAAATATTAGAACGAATTGATATTTATTGAAAAAAGATAATGTCAATTCATCGTTCATATTTTAATAGAAACAATACAATTCAATATAACAGTTTCACAAACACTGGTAAATCACCATGGACTGAACTGTATTTTGGGTCAGCAAACGATTCTATAAGTCCATCAGGATTTAGTCGTTTTATATTTGATTTAGATTTGAGTTCATTAACTCAAAAGTTTTCTAATAAAACAATCTCAACAGGTTGTACAGGATTTTCAGGTATAACTCATACTTTAAGAATGACAAATACTTCGTCATTTGATAATGAGTTATTAAATGATACTACATCAATAGGTCGAAGAAGAGCCACCTCGTTTGATTTAATTTTATTTAGAATACCATTAACTTCAGGTACTACAGGTAACCCACAACCTTGGGATGAAGGCGTTGGGTATGATTACTATAATGTAACAAAAACTTTAAATACATCTAACGGATTATTAACACCAATTGCCTTACCACAAGATAAGTCATCTTCCCAAAGGCCATCTAATTGGTTTCAAACTACAACATTAAGTGGATGGAGCACTAATGGAATATATAATAATACCAATGGTGGTAATGTTAATTATTCAGATTTAATTATTGTCGATACTCAACACTTTGAATTTGGTAATGAAGATATTGAGTTTAATATGACAAATGAAATTAATCAATACCTTACAGGTTCCACATCAGGATTTACAGGATGGGGTATTGCTTATTTACCTCAGTTAGAAAATTTGACAGGGTTAACTGAAAATTATTCTGTTGGATTTTTTACAAGACACACACAAACATTTTATGACCCGTTTTTAGAAACAAACTATGATGATTTAGTCCAAGATGACAGAAACTCTTTTTATTCTAATAAAAGTAATAGTTTATATCTTTATACTTACATTGATGGTGACCCAATTACGTTAGATAATTTACCAATAGTCACCATTGAAAATAATAATGGCAATGTTGTTGGGGTCTATACATCTTGTACTAAAACTCAAGGTGTTTATGAAATAACTACTACATCAATGACTGCAACAACACCTTGTATGTTTACAGATACTTGGTCTAACTTATCATATAATAACGTTTCAATACCAAATGTTGTAAACGATTTAACATTACTACCGTATAAATTTGGATTTTCTTTGTCTCCAAATAGTAAAGAACCTGAATTATACGGTTTTGACTTTTATGGTATTAAACAAGATGAAAAAGTTTTAAATACAGATATTCGTAGAGTTGGTGTTGTAATTAAAAAAGCATATACCTCATCACAGATATTAACACCTGTAAGTTCTTATTATAGAGTTTATGTTATGGAAGGAACAACAGAAGTTCAAGTTCAAGATTGGACACAAGTTAATAGAAGTTCCAATGAATATTATTTTGTGTTTGATACGAGAGATAAAATACCTAATGAATATAATATTGATATTAAAGTTTATTCTTCGGGAGAAGTTAATACTTATAAAAAAACACTAACATTCCAAATAGTCGACAAAAAATGAAAAAAATAACACTAAAAGAAAACGAATACATTAAGTTATTAAAATTTGTTTTATCCGAAGTTTTACAACCAGGTGAAGATAAAATCGATATGATTTTAGATAAAATTAGTCAATCAGGTATGGAATCAATCACTCCTGAAGAAAAAGAAACTCTTGAAAAATTTACTAAAGGTATTTCAATAGAAGATGAGTCATCATCTAAAGATGATTTTATGGTTAAATCAGGTGGTTTTTGGTCTTTTGAATTCCCAGGTATGCCGTCATTTAAATTTAGATATGAGTCAACTCAAGATACTGAAGATGAAAAAATACATACAGGATATTTAACAGTTGATAATAGTGATTACTACGGTGAAATTTATTGTGATACTGAAGGTAATTTTCAAACTTGTATGTTTGAAAATACGACTGAAGGAACTAATGTATTTGAAGATTATGAAGGTATTGAACACGATATTGAAGTGTTTTTAGATGTAGTCTGTAATGACCTAAAAGAAGATGATATGATTGCGTAATATGAAAAATTTAAATAACATAATTAAAAAAGTACTTAAAGAGGAAAATCAAAGATACATGTTTTTCTCTAACTTAGAACAAATGAAACGCCAATGCGAAATACTCCTTGGTAAAGATAAACAAATGATAGAATCTATTTTAGATAATGGACATGATTGGGCTCAAGACCACATTGCAGAATCTAAAAATAATATGGACCAAGTTTTTGATTTTATAATGAATGAAATCGAAGGTGAGGACTTTAGTAGTGATGACGCAGTTGATGTAATGTATGAAGGTCGTAAAAAAGCTGGTACTAAATTATGCGCTCGTGGTTTAGCATCGGCAAAGGCAAAATATGACGTATTTCCCTCAGCTTATAGTAATGGTCACGCTGTTCAAGTATGTAAAGGTAAAATCAAAGGTCTTGACGGAAAAAGACACTGTTCAGGAGCATATTGTTAATCAATTATTTTGAATTATTAAAAAATCGTAGTATATTTGTAGTCAAATCATAAATGACATGACTATAATAAAAAAACTGTGGATTAAGTATCGTCTGTATTTACGTAAATTAGACCGAAAGGATACCGAATTTGACATTTATATGTCTAACGTGAGGAAATGTTCCACCATATGTAGAAAACTCATTCATTCTCAAGATTCTGAACTCATAATTGCCCCCATATCCGATAAAAAATATATCCGTAATGATAAATTAGGTATTTTTGTTACAATGGATGGTGGGCAAGTTACGATAACCAATCATACATACAGTTATTTTATTAAATTAAATAAAACTCAATGGGAAAAACTGGTTATCTCATTCCGTAGAGAAATGGAATATAGAGCGATGGAGATTGAAAAAGAATTAGAAAGTCAAATTAATCACTCACTTGATAATATTTATAATAAAATAAATTGTTAATATTAAAATCATGTCAAAGTTAGATACCCAAATTAAAAAAGTATTAAAAGAAATGTCAGAAGAACCAGAATACGGAAGACTTGATAGAGGTTTAGTTCAAGACGTTATTGATAGATTACTATCAGATGAAACAGGTGGATATAAAGGAGCACTAAAAGCTTTAAATTCTGAATTTAGTACAGGACAATATTCAAGACCTGAAAGAACGTATGAACCTCTTAAGCCAGGTATTAGAGTTGGTAAAAGTATTTATTAACCTAAAGATTTTCTAATCAAAGATATTAAGACCGATTCGTTGGTCTTTTTCTTTTTAGGTTTGTATGATGTCATCACAGGTTTTTGACCTTTACCCGTTTGAGTATCTTTTTTCTCAGCCTTTCTTTTTTGTTGACAAGCCGCCTTCTTTTGAGAATCTGACATTTTAGACGCTACACCTACCGCCCTACATTTAGGATAACCCTTTGTATCACCTTCAGGTCTCCCACATGGTGGATGTTTACCATCTTTTTTACTACAGATATTAACCCACGGACCTTTAGGTTGTTTACTACCTTTTGGTTTTTTCTTAGTCCCAAACCAAACACCTAAATCTTCATTAACAATTTCTTTTTTAATTTGATTTTTACCTAAAACTTTTTTAAGTAATTTTTTGTTAAGAGGGTTGTCATTTAAATCACTTCCGTCATCGTCATTAAGAACAGGATGTTTTTTATCGTAATTTGAAAACTTTTTAGCAACTTTTTCTTTGGTTTTAATATTTTTAGTATCAATATTACCGTCCAATGCGTCAACATATAATTGAGCGTTATCAAATTTTTCTAACGGAACAGTAAAAGGTTCTAAAGTATTTTTATCCCATAACTTTAAACCAGGACTTAAAGGACCCCTATAAGTTCCTGAACCTGATGTTACAGTTGCCTCGTTAACCATTTCCTCGTACTCTAATAATTTTTGGAATATCTCCAAAATATTTTTACTTTCCATATTAAAAAAAAAGAATTATATTTTAATATAAATATCTAATAAAATGGAACAAAACAATTCTGAAGAATTAAAAAAAGAAATTATTGAGAAATTTGAGAATCTTAGTCCTATTGGTAATTTATTTGATGTAATCAATTATAGTTCTTATGAAAATTTAGATAAATTCATAGTTAATATGAGTGAAGAACAGGCTCTTTATTGTATAATTGAAGCAGTTAAATGTTCTTACAGACGAGGTGTATTTACTCTTGAAGAAAGTGAGGCGATATCCAAATCTTTGAGGATTATTTCATCTAAATAAAAAAAGGTCAGATTTCTCTGACTTTTTTTATTATATTTTATTTGATTTACGAATATTTTCATCCCCCCATAACGGTTGTAAGTTTTTTAACGACCAACATTCCATAAATGACTCATCTCCAATTTCTTGTATATTAAATGAAGAAATTGGACGTATGTGGTCAACATGCCATATACCGTAATTGTCCCACGACATTTCACCTATAAATTTTTTTTCTAAATGAGTTATTAACTCATCAGGTGAATATTTTAAAATTTCAAAATAATGTCCATTTTTTTGTACATTACTTTCTTTCAAAACCTGATATATCGCAGTACGGAAATTATTGATTAGTTTGTAGATGGGGTCATTATGTTTACGATTTTTTTCGTAATTACGTTTATTTTCTCTATGTTTATCTATATTTTTTTCTCTCCACTCTTTATGATATTCATTAAGATGTTCTCTGTTTTTTTCAGACCAAGTTTTGTGTTTTTGTGAAAGATATTCTTTATTACTATCTCTCCATTTTTTATCGGCAATTTTTCTACCACCAATAAACCTTCTACCTGAAGGGCCTAATTTTACACCATTTTCTTTTAATATTCTTAAAATTGTTGGTTTACTTATACCTGTTTTTTCAGAAATAGTTTGTGAACCTAGAAGTTCTTCATTATACATTTTTAATATATCAGATAATTCTTTATCATTAGGGTTATACTTTTTCATATATTATAAATATAATATATTTTACCAAAAAAACAATTATTTAATGTTGTAAAATAAAAAAAGGGACAATTTCTTGTCCCTTTTTTATTATCAATTAAGATAAGATTATCTTAATTCATTCAAATCGAATGTACGAACACCATCAACGATAATACGGCCATAGAAGCGATTGTTCACCATCTTTTTCGCGTATCTCGTCATAATACCCTTAATAGGAGTAAAGTTGAATGGGTTATACATTGTTGGAGTTAATTGTAACGGTACGTATGGAGCGTAGATATATCCAGTGTCCAATAAAGAAGTACCTTTATGACCAATCAACACAGTGTTAGCTGGGAAGTATGGGTCACGGTATACTTGATAACGACCACTTAATGTACCAACTCTCTCGATACCCATGTTGAATTGGTCCTGCTCAGGAGCCGCATTTGATACGTGGAAGTATTCCAAGTCATCAAAGATAGCACTGATTTCAGAAGATACAACAATCCAGTTTGCTCCACCTCTTAAAGTAGATTTGTGGATTTGAGCTGAAATTTGGTTGATTGCAGTAATCAACGTTTGGTTCCAGTCCTTTTGAGTGTAAGGAGTTGATTGGTTGTTCAGACGCTTCCATCCGTTGTAATCCCAACGTAATGTCCAAGCCGCACCTTTACGTAAGTCACGTAAGATTTCACGGTCAATTTCAGCTGCAACTTGTTCAGATAATAAAGCTGTTAATTCAGCTTCAGCATCGATGTTGTGGAATGCCGCAACGTCTTGAGCAAGTTCTGGAGACCATTGTGCTCTTAATTTTCTTTCTGTAACAGATACAGTTACTGACTCAAGGTCAAAAGAAACTTCACCAATTTTGTCTTCAAATTCTAACTCTTCGTAACGTCTCCAAGCTGCTTTGATGTTAGTTAAAGAAGTAGCTCCGCTCCATTGAGATGCGGTTAATGTCGCTCCAGAATATCCATCAGGAGTTGTTTGACCACATGATATACATGCAGGAACTTGAGTATCAATTTCTAAATAGATAAATCCTGTAGTACTACAAATGTTATCATAATAACCACCATTACCACCCGATGTTGTAGTGTTAAATCCAGCTTGAGTACGTGTGTAGTTTGGACCTACAATACCTTGACCATATTTTTGAGTAACAACACGGAATAAAAGTGGTGTAAATGTTGCAGTATTTAAGTTAGAAGCTGCCGTTGAGTTATCAGTATAAAGAATTAAGTTAGCTAAAAACTCATCAGTATCTTGTTCTTGACCGTTTGGTCCGATTAACTTACCAACACCAGCATTTGAGAAACCTGATAATGCAACGATGATTTTTCTAAATTCAGCGTTAGAACCACCTACAGTGTAAGCTGAATATACAAGAGCTCCACTAGACCAAGCAACTGTTGGAGTCGCAGATGTAATTGTAAGGAAACGACCTTTAGAGTAATCGAACAAACCTGCTGGGTTAAGACCTGGCTCAGTTCCTTCGTAGAACATATCATAAAGGTTCTTAGGTGCTGTACCAAATGGTTGACCTGTTCCTGTATCATATCCTGAAAGAGGATTTCCAGGATAGTTACCAGGAGAACCTACTGGCGCGTAGTGGTCACCTGATGTAACACCAAGAGTGTCAACTGCAGAACCACCTGAATAACCTTGAATCTTAGGTATGAAGTAGAACAATTTACCAATTGGTAAGTTCATAGCTTGTACCGATACAATCTCGTTAGACAATAATTTAGAGAACACACGTCTGATGATAGGAAATACCACAGTTTCGAATGAACCTGAATCAGCTGATGATGCAGCTTCGTTAATTAAATGTGACGCTTGGTTTTCATACAATTGTGCAACATTTTCTTTTAGGTGGCCTCTAAGACCTTCTAGGAACCCTAATTTGTCCCATTTGTTTATAGTGTCTTCTTTGATAACTTTCAAGTGTTTAAGACCGATGTTACCTACTAATCCACTTTCTAATAATGCTCCCATTTATTTTATAGGTTTTTTATTTTTAAGTTTATTTTATTATTTTTGACATAATGTCTTTCATTCTCAAGAATTGAGGGTTCTCGTAAGTTTTAGATTCAATTAGATTAACTGCTGAACCTGACTGTGGAGATTTATCAATTACTTTTTCGATTGACTCAGTCATGAACTTTTTGGATTCTCCTCCAAGTTCTTCTTTTATTGTTCTATATAAAGCTTTAGATTCTTTAAGACTTTCTGCAGAATCAAATCTTCTTAAAACGTTAATTTTTTCTTGCTTTGATGTAGAATGTTCAGTGAACAATCTTGTAGCATATGCTAAATTTGAATTAAATACAGCAACTTCGTTAAGTTTATCTCTAAACATATTTAGAGCTTTTCTGTATTCTTCATTTTTAACTTTTAACATTTCAAGTTCTTCAACCATAGATTCAGTGTAAAGACGTGCTTGTTTTTGTCCAGCCTGAGCTCCTTTTTTAAGTGCTCCTTCTCTCCATCCCATACCATAAGTACGAGCAGCTTCTTTAGCTTCTTCCTTAGATAATTTTGGAGTTCTTGACGGCATTTCAAAACTCTCACTTTCTTTAAATTCAAACTTAGGTTTACCTGTTCCCATAGTTGGGTTAGCACGCTTCTCAATTTTACTAAACCCCCCTTTAGTTAAAGGAGTATTCTTATGCCATCCGTATTGTTTAGCGTCACCACCAATTTTAGCATTTTTACCAATTTTTGGTTTCATTGATGCTTTTCCTTTAGTAGTTTCTTCTTTAAACCCTTTTGAAAGTCCAACTAATTGTGCAGATTCTGTCATGTATTCTTCATCTTCTTCAGCTTCCTCATCCATTTCAATTTCGTAAACGACTTCTTCATTTTCTTCTTCTTCTTCTTCATTAAAGTCACCCATTTCATACTCTTCCTCTTCAGATTCAGTTTGAATAAGATATTCATCTTCTTCATCTTTCAAATGAATAAAATCACCATCTTTCTTAATTTCGAAAGTGTCGGTAGGTTTCATTTCTTTAAAAGCTTTTAAAACTGTGTCCATTGACTCGTCAGATAAATCTTGGATTCCCATAGAATCGAAGTCATCGTCACCACTCATATCAGATAAATTTGACATGTCAAACATTTCATCAGAATCTTCTTCATCTTCAGTTTCAAATTCGTCTTCTTCCTCTTCAGATTCGTCTTCTTCAGACTCGTCTTCTAATTCAAATTCGTCTTCTTCTTCCTCAGAATCATCTTCAGATTCCATTTCGTCTTCAACTTCAAATTCATCTTCTTCTTCAGCCTCATTTTTCATAGACTCTTTTACTAATTCGCTAATTTCTTCTTTCATTGTAGAATGAAGTATTTCTTTTGCATTTTCATTGATTGCTTCTTCCAAATTTTGTATTTGGATTAATGCTTCTTCAACTAAGTTTTTTTCTGCCATTTGTGCGTTATTTTATTAAATAAATATATAGATGTTTAGAAAAATTAATTTTTTTTAGTATATAAATGAAAAAAGGGACTTTCGTCCCCTTTTAAATTCTTTTTTAACTTTGTGATTACTCAAACACTTCGTCAATTTTACTCTCACTTACTGAAGTAATTCTCCAATCATAACTAAATGATTTGTAAGCTTCAGTAACTTTAGCTTCGACATCAGTAACAGAATAACCTCTTACAAGTTTTTCTTCTCTTACTTTTTTAATTTTTCCTGTGTTTTCATCTGGTAAATCGTATTGGATTTTAGCCACAAAGTATTTTTCGTCCATTTCCATAATTATTTATTTTCCTAAATAATCGGTAAGTCTTCCCATTAAATCAAGCGATTTGTTAACTGTTCTAGAAGCTTTTAGTTCATTTTCTTCTTGAAGGTTCTCTTCAAACGCAAATCGACCATCAGGTTCAGTAAATAAATAAGCTCCTGGTGTTGATGGTGAGGATACCAAGTCAAAACAAATTAATTCAAAATCGTCTTGTACTTCGTTTTGGTCACCAACTTTTTTAAGCGAACCTACCCCTCTTGATGATATACCTAACGTTACACCCAATCTTAATAGGTTTGCCGCTTGGTCACCCTTTGTTGATACGATACCTCTTTCATGGAACCCTGGAGAAGTCAAAAGTAATAGTTTACCCAATAGAACATTACCATCCCACCACATCTCTGTAATCATGTGTGATACTCTATCTAAATCTATCAATGAAGACTCAGGGTGATTGAGTTCAGATAAAGAGGTTTTTTTACCTATATAATTTTTTATATAATTTTCAGACTCTCTCTTTAAAATTCTTTCAGGATATGTTCTACCGTTTCTATTTGGTGTATTGTATTTTTGTAGAACGGCGTAGAATTCAAATGGTTTTGAATAATCTTTAAAATCCTTACTTTCTTGCAAGAAGGTTTGATTATTTTTTTCTGTTGGGGAAACATATCCAGCATCCATCTCAATTAAAATACCTTTTCCTGTTTCTCTTGGACCTAATATTTTGTAATTTTGCATTTTATCTTTTTATAGATAAATATTAAATACTTTCTATTTTATCGATTGTTTTTGTTTTACTAGATTTTGTAAGGTAAAATTTAAAATAATTTGATTTTTTAAACGATTCTGTTTCAATATAATTTATAATATTTTTAATAGAATTTTTTAACTCAGTAGATTTAAAATCGACATCTTTTTTCAAAAAGAATGTTACCTCTAAATTCATGAAAGACCTTTTTTTAACTGATATCCCACTTGTTCTCAAATCTAAATCAACTATAAATTTTTCATTTAATAATTCATTGTCGATAATTTCTATTAAATTTGTTTTAATATTTTTATTAAAAACTGATACAATTCTATTCCAACTTTCTTCGTGTGTTTTTGGTTTGACCCAAGATTGGATATTTAAATAAATTGATTTTAAATTTTTCGAGTCAACCGTACCATATGAACATTTTATTTGTTTATATCCTCTAACCACACAACTTTTTCCTTTTTTCATTTACAAGTTTTCCATATCTTCGTTTATTTATGTAAGTAATAATAATCAACAAAAACCGAGTTGTCAAAATGTTAATAATTCCCGTTAAAAATAATGATTTAGAAAAATCTTTAAAAAATTTTAAATCAAAAGTTTTAAAAACTAAAATGATTGTAGAGTTGCAAAACAGAAAAAACTACAAAAAAAAATCTGACATAAAACGTCAGATTTTAAACGATGCTATTTATAAAAATTCAAAAAATAATGAATTATAAATTTTGAGTTAAATTCATCAATTTAATATATTCTTTTTTAGAATGTTTTACATTTGTAAGTCTTTCTTTTGTTTCTAATAAAACTTTTGATAATTCTTCATCTGATTCAGAGATAAGAGTATCAATTTTTTGAATTGCAGTTTCTTTTAATTCAGTAAATTTTGTTTTTAAGTTTTCATCATTTGACGTTAAAACTTCTTTTACAGAATTTCTTTCAGACTCAGTTAAGTTTTCTAAATATTTTTCAGCAGTCTTATTAGCAACTTTCAACATTGAGCTAATTGGGACATTTGAAGATTTGTTTTCTTTAATTATTGGTTTTTTACCTAAAGACTCAACAATTGATTTTTTAGCAATTGATTTCTTTTCAGGTTTTAGTAAATCGCCATAAAATAGTTCATCAATTGTTTTGTATTTGTTTTCAAGTACAATATCTTTAGTCCAACTTTTGACAAAACTTACTGTATTCTCAGATAATTTAATTTGTCTAAATTCATTAGATAAATCATCAACCAAATAAGTTGCAGTTTCTTTATCTAATTCTTTATTTTCTTTTAAATTATCATATATCGACATTAATTTACAAAAATCACTATTTTTAAGTAATTTTCTTTCAAAAAGTCTCATATCAGTTTTAAGAGTTCCTTTAACAAAGGAATCAATTAATTTATTTTCTACTAATGTTTTTATTAATCCGAATCTCATATCTATATTTTTTTATATAAATATCAACCTTTAAGTAGTTTATCCAGTTGATTACCCATTTCTCCTAAGGATTCTTGTACTCGACTTAAATCAATAATGTCATCTTCATTCAACATACCCGAATTTTCTAAAATAATATTTAAATTTTCTTTGTTTCTTTCATTGTTTTCAGGTACTGTACCACCTTCAGCTGTTGGTGGTGATGGTGATGACGGTGGTGCCGGTGATTCTCCTCCCATATCTCCCATTCCTCCTAAATCAGGTGGTGCTCCTAATCCACCTCCTGTATCAGTAGACCCTCCTTCAGTAGGTGTTCCTGCCGGTTCCCCTTCTTTCTTACCATATAACTTATCTAAGTTATCGAATATACCTGTATGAGTAATTACTTCAGCAGTTTTCTTAAGTTCTTCACCTACAGCTCTTTCAATACGTTGTTGTTGTAAATCAAGTTTAATCTCATCATCAGAAAATCCAAGAATATGTTTTTTCGCCCATGACATAGATACTGCAGCAACACCACTACCTGGGTCAGCAACCATATCTTTATACAATAGAATTTTTTCTTTCCAAACATCTATCTTCATCAAATCAGCTTGAGTTGATGGATTTGTTAAACTTAAGTTAAAGTTTGATATCTCATCTTCAAAACCTAAAATGAATAAATGTATGATTGCAATTTTATTTAATTCAGAAATCATATTCTTTTGAATACGATTGATAGTACGAGCAAAACGAATATCTTGTAATGATAAGTTCTTACCGTCACCAACAGTTTCTTCAAACCCTAAAAACGCTTTAGGAACACGAAGAGCTGTTAACAATTTCTTTTGGATATACTCGATGTCGGCAATCTCAGATAAGTTTTGAGCTCCCGGTAATGTCTCTATCGGTGACGCTTGTGCAGTATCTCTAACAGGAACAAAATAATCTTGGTCAACTGCCATTTGATTAAATCTCATATCGACATTACCTGTCTTATGGTCAACCGTTTGACTTCTCTTAAACTTGTTTGCAAATCTTTGGATATATGGTTCAACATCTGCGTCATCCATGTTTCCAACGAATACTTTGAATACACGTCTTTCAGGCGCTCTTGATGTTCTATAAATCAACATAGCGTCTTCAGATAACAATAATTGTTTCCAAATACGACGTGCTTTTTCTAACATAGAAGTTCCATAAGGTAATCTTCTATCATCACCCAATAATCTAAAGTGAGCGACTTCCCATGTGTTAAACTCTAAATCTTTTTGTTTCCATTTGAACTTCAAATGTTTTTTTTCAGGATTGGTTGTTGAATCTGTTGAGTGAGCTCCCATACCCGCTTCCAATCTTTCAATCTCAATGATTGGTAATTGCATACATCCTATAATACCTTTTTCAGGGTCTAATTTAAGATACACAAAATTATCACCATACTTACATGTGTTTCTTGTCCACATAGGTAAGTTAGTATTAATATCCAAAGCGTTATTAAATAAATCACCTAAAATTGATTTAATTCTTGATGACTCAGAATAGATTTGCAACATATAACCATCCTGATTAATTGTTGTTGACTCTTCGGCATAAATGTCTAAAGCCGCACCAATTTCAGGAGTAAATTCCATTGACTCGTAGTCATAAAAAGACGATAAACGAGTTGGTTCATAAAAAACCGCTTGTGTGTATAGATTATTTTCAACCCTACCCCATTGGTTCGCTAAATAATAAGTTTGTTGGGCTTGAAGTTTTTCTCTGTCGAATTCTGACTTGGAAGTTGTTTTTAATAACTCACTTTTATCATATTTGTACGTAGGGTAATCCTGGCCCAATAAAGAATTAGGCCCAAATGTCTGGGATAACCTCTGCCATACCGTTAGTTTATTTTCACTCATACTAAAATATAAATACTTTTAAATTAAATTAAAGTTTAATCAAAAATATGATACATAGGTTATAGTGGTTTTTAGTACCCAAATCTTGTCTTATACAATGCATGTTGTGCTTGTATTTGGGATAACGATAATACACCATTCCAAACTTTAACAAATCCTATGCTGGCAGTCTGTACTTCACTACCTAATGAACGACTAAATAATCTTAATTGATTAAATCCTCCTCCTCCGGCATTAATTACAGAATATGCAAAATTACTTGGAGCAATACTTGTTGAAGTATACAGTGTACCTGTATTAGTTCCGGTATCCCAAGTTGCCCAATCTAAATGCCAAACTGTGTCAGCTCCAGATGATGGTAAGTTTACAGTAAAGTTTGGATAGAAAGTATTTGGGTTACCATTATAAGCCCCCATTAACCAATCTTTAACCGCCTCATTTTGAGTATTCAGCAATCTACCAGCAGATGTTACAGATAGTTTATAAGCCATAAATACTGTGTAACTTTGACTAGTAACATAATTTGGGCCTCCATATATAGCATCCGTACCAACATTATTTGATTTAACAAAAGTTCCACCATTCGCGCTGTTCCAAGATATACTACTACTAGCGTTAGTCACTGTAACTGAATACGCTCCTGTTCCGGATACTGTAGAACCATTAGTTGGCATTGCCGAGTAGTACGCGGCATCTAAATCATAAACTAACGATGGTAGTCTTGTAGGTGTAGGTGTAGTAGTTGGTGTAGGTGTTTTAGTTGTAGTATTAGTTGGTGTTTGAGTAACCGTTGGAGTTACAGTTTTAGTTGGTGTAATTGAAGGTGTTGGGGTTATTGTTGGTGTAATTGAAGGTGTTGGGGTTATTGTTGGTGTAATTGAAGGTGTTGGAGTTATAGTGTTAGTAGGAGTTTGAGTAACCGTTGGAGTTACAGTTTTAGTTGGTGTAATTGAAGGTGTTGGCGTATTAGTTGGAGTAATTGAAGGGGTTGGTGTAATAGTATTAGTCGGAGTTTGAGTGTTAGTTGGAGTTTGAGTGTTAGTTGGAGTTTGAGTGTTAGTTGGTGTTTGAGTATTAGTCGGAGTTTGGGTATTAGTTTGGGTAGGTGTCGGAGTTTGAGTATTAGTTTGGGTAGGTGTTATAGTATTAGTTGGTGTTACAGTTGGGGTAGGTGTTGTAGATGGTATTGGTGTTGGGGTAGGTGTGGGTGATAAAGGTGGACCAGGTCCATCATTTGGTGTTTTAAAAATATTGTTAAAACCATTACTTTTATTTCTTAAAACACCAGAATTACCCTGACCATCGACAACCAGTCTTGAACCTGTGAATAAATTACCCGATTTTTTTCTATCTCCTGTTCCCATATAATATTATCTTCGTCCCCCGAATAACCATAAATAGTTTTCGTAGTCACTTTTAGTCGCTTCTCGTTTAAAGTTTTCTTGTTGATGTGAAATTACTGGGTCTGTAAATTGTCTTCTGTTAAATTCATTTGTATTAACAGTCCACGAATCAATCATCGCCTTTGTTTGATTTGTTACCTTATTCAGAGATGAAAATGATGTTTCACCAACATAAAGAGCCATGGCAACTGACATAATCAAGTCATCATGTTGTCCCTTTTGGTGGTCAGGTCGTCCATTCACATAAATAAATGTGTTCATTTCATTTAACAACCTACTTGAATTTATTCTAAATCCATGTCTTAAATATTCTTCAAATGTTGCAATAATTTGAACTCTTTTAGCATTAAAGTTAATTCCCGGTATTTTTTCTGTTGCCTTTGGGTCGTATTGCCACTTATTTGAAATATCAACTCCATCAACATACACATTTCTATATCCCAACTCTCTCAATCGTAAAGATGTTGTAACTCCCATACCACCAGTAATATCCACAACAATAAATGCGTTATACATATTACCCCATTTATAACATATTTCAGCCAAAGTGTCAGGAGGAAGTTTACCAACATACTCAGCGACCTGTTCTCTTGTATCAAAATCAACAATTTGAAATGTTGAGAAGTCCTCACTGTCACCACGAGATACGTCAACACCCATAATATATTTTTTACCTATTTCAGGTTCTTTCCAAATCCATAGTCCACCACCCATCATCTTTGTAGGCGGCTCCTTAACCATATTTACTCTTAAATCTTCTAACATATCAGAATTAAATACATTATCCCCCGAACCAAGAAACGCACATTCCAACTCCTGATTAACCTTACGTTTATCGTATTTAAGTTTCTTTACCATTGATTCATACCAAGAAGAACTTGGTTTGTACCCCTGAGAAATTAATTCTTTTATTTCATCAAAGTTTTTTTCCTTATTGTTATATTCAATAATTTCAACATTTGGGTATTCATTACGATTTAAATAATAATGAATAACATCTTTAACGTTGATTAATGATAAATCTTTAGCATATCTTGGGTCTTTCCACCAAACCATTGGGGAAATTTTAAATTCATTCATTCCCTTTAACGCTTGGTCGTAAATTTCATAATAGATTGCGTCATATCCGTTTGGTGTTGATACAACTATCACCTTACCACCTGTTGATAAGGATGCCATACAAGCCGCCCAAAAATCACTATCGGCCTCAATGTACGCAGCCTCATCAAATATTAATATTGTGGGGGTATAACCACGAAGAGCATCCTTAGATGTTGCAACCGCCTTAACTTCACATCCATTTGTTAATTTAAAATGTCTTTGTGAGTTTTTTTCAGATGAAAAACCAACACCAACCCAACTAGGCCATTGGTCGGTAAATCCTCTAATCTTATTTGCAACTTCAACCGCAGTATCCAACTTATTTGCAATAATCAAAACTTTTTCAGGACTATTCTTTTTAGCAAAAACAAGTTTTTTTGATGACCAAGCGGCAGTTACCGTAGATACACCAGCTTGTCTATACTTTAATGCAATATTTTCATTATAATTTTCGTAATCCTCAACCAAACTAATTTGGTCAGGGAATAACTCTAACGGGACATACTTTGAAACAGTGTTGTCATATGTCTGTAAATAAGTTTTAAGGGCGTATGGTGTTGATTTCATACACTTGGCATACTCCATTAAAACGGCTTCTCTAGATAAACTCATATACTATAAATATAAAATTTATATAAAAATAGAAAACCCTTCATCTCTGAAGGGTTTTAAAGTTTTTAGTTGATACCTAATCCTTTTAAAAAGTCATCAAAATCCTCATCATCATCGTCGTCATCATCATCCTCATATTTTTTCATAGTATCTTCATACTCATATCCTTTTAGTTCTTCAACAATTTCATCAACCATGTCTTTCACCATTTTCTTTCCTTTTGGTGAACCTGATAAAATTTCACGAGCCATCGCAAAAAATTCGTTTGGAGTAAGTTCAGCAAACTTAACAAGGAAATATTGTTGTAAGTTTCTCTTATCGTCATCAAATAACTCATCAGGATAAGACTCACGGAACTTTTGCCAAATAACTGGACCTAATCTCATATCCCAAATTTCACCGACAACAGTATCTTGTGAGTTAATCACCGCCTCTTGTCTTGTCTTATCTTTTGGTAATCCGTATGTTCCCGCAATTTCCATAACACCTTTAGCAAGTTCATGAATAAGGATTGGTAAGTTAACACCACGAGCCTTTACTGTTGGTGGGTCAGTCTTAGCATCCAATTCAGACATACCAAAAGTAGATTCTCCATCACCCGCCATACCTTGAACCATTGAGTCAGGCATTAACCAATAAAGTGAATCCGCAAATGACATAAACACACCATACAAATTTAATAACCTTGGGTTAATAGCATTTAACTCTCTGTTTAATAATTCAAACATATAAGAAGATTGTTTAGCAGCACCTTGAATAAGTGAGTTAATAAATCTTCTTTTAGCCTTCTCTAAATCAAATTGTTCAAATGAGTCCATGAAATCTTCAAGTTGTTCTTGTTCTTCTTCAGAACCAAACATATTTTCAATTTCTTCTTCACTTGGTTCCTCACCTTTAGGTGATAACTTACTTGAATCAATGTCATTTGGTTTAACCAACTTTACATCATATTGTAAAGCTCCTTCAGGAATTGCAAATTCTTTTTGAACAACTTCAATTGCAAGTTCTTCCAAATATTCTTTATTTTCAGATTCAATTTGAGCAATTTCTCGCATTGCGTTCATCACCATCATTTGAAGTTGCATCATCGAATTTTCTGATGTAACATCTTGAAGACCTGTATATCTTTTTAATCTGTTGATAACCTCTTTAAATCTTTGTGATGCAATAAGTTGCTCAAAGTTAGATGGTTTATCGGGACCTTCAGGTGTAATTTCAGGAAATGCTTTACTACCTGAATGAGGAGTTTCACCTTTTTCAAATTTAGATTGAATATCAGGAGCCATTCTTTCAGGACCTTCGTACCCAATAGGAGCCTCATTAATTCGGCTAATCAATCTTTTAACTAATTGTTCTTTTTTCATCTTACTCACCTTTTAATTTAATATTCATTTTACCAAAACTTAAATATTTTGGTAATTCACCTTTTGGTCTTGGGTCTGTGTTAGGAGCTGGTTGGTAAGGATTTTTTCTAGGAGTTATTGTTGTCCTTTCCTTTTCTTTAGTTTTTTCCTTTTCCTTAGTTCCTGAACCTTTTGGTCTTGGTTCAGTATTAGGAGCTGGTTGATAAGGATTTTTTCTAGTTGGAGTTGTCGTTCTTTCCTTTTCTTTAGTTCTTTCCTTTTCTTTTGTTCCTGAAGATTCTTTCATTTCGGTCATTTCAGAGGATTCTTTAGTCATTTTTTTTCTCATTAAATTCATTAAATCTTTTTTAGTAATTGCTGGTCTTATGTTAGCTTCAACAATCTCTCTCATTTTTTGTTCCAAAATTACTTCATATGGATTTTTACCTTCTTTTAATGACTTTTTGACATCAAGAACACATCTTTCAAATTTCTTATCTTCACCTTTAGTGTAATCATCTTTCTTTTTACCATTTAAACCTAATGATGATGTACAGATTGCCCAAGGATTTTTTTCAACTTTTTTCTTTGGTTTTTTATTTTCTTCCATTGGGGTTGCGGTAACCGTATTATCAGTATTTTTCTTTATTGAATACCCTTTATCGTTTGCGGGAACTACTCCACCTTTGTCTCCAATCTTATATGATGGTTTTCCAGGTACTGGCGTAACTTGTTCTTTAGATTCAGTTTTTTTAACTGAAGCCATTCTACCAATAGGTTTATCCATTCCAACAAACCCTTGAGCATTTACCATACCCTCATGTAAGTTTTTAATTTCTCTTAATGTCATCTTTGATAGAGTGCTTTTACTAACACCCATCTTAAGAATTTCTTGGATTTGTTTTTCTGTTACCATTTTCTTCAAATTCTTTATAATACTCAAGGATTATATCCTTTTCGTATAGTTTATCTTTAACTTGTTGTTCACTCATTCCAAAGTGAAACACTAATCTATTATCTATATCACTATCTTTTTCCCAACCTAACGCAACAACATTATCAATTGCGTCTTTCATACAAAAAAAATCGGAGTTTTGAACGAGCTCCATATCTATTCCGTCTCTATTCAATACTCCTACTTTTTTAATTTCTTCAGTGTCAGGTGGTGTTGGGTTTCCATTTGCAGGATTTGTGTCCCAATCATCACCAAATACATCAGTGGTTTCTGAGAAAATAAACTCGTAAGTTTTATTCCCTCTATAATTTGCCCCTAGTCCGTTAATAAAAACTAAATAACTCATAGGATATTACCTTGTGGAGATACCTTAAGTTGTTTGTTATTATTTTCAAAAACTAAATTACCTTTATTTGTTTTACCAACAAAAGTTATAAATGGGAAATTATTAACAATCTTTTTTGATATCTCAGATTGGGATTCAGTTAAAGATAATCTTTCAATTTCTTTATTGTATTTTGCCTTTCTTGATTCAGAAATAATTTTTTGTTCTTTCTTTTTTTCATTAACAAACTTCTTTTCATTTTCGTTAACTACAACATATTTCTTTAAAATTTTGTCAACTTGAGATTCTCCAAAAACTTTAGAGAACATTCCGTCTAAATAATCTGCTTCACCCATTTCCTCAGGTTTTGGCTCTTCTTCAGTTGAAGTTTCTTCTGAATCAACATTAAATTCATCACTTTCTTCATCTTCTGAACCCATATCTTCCATTCCGTAATTAGATTCTTCTTCACTATCAAATCTTGTTAAGATTTCTTCTTTATCTTCTTCATCTAATGAATTTAAATCTAAAGAAGATAATATAGAATTAATAACATATTTTACATCTTTACTTGATAATTCTTCTTCATTACCCGAATAATCTCTAATTTTTTGAGCCAACTTACCAGTTAACTTTTGGATAGATTTAAATGTAACGGGTTCACCACCTTCTGAAGGTTCTCCACCCATATCTTCCATATCAGTATCCATTTCTTCACCTTCAGGTGATGTTGGCATTTCATCTGATGACGGTCCCATATCTAAAGATGTGTCCTCAGGTGCAGGAGCCGGTGATGGCTCAGGTGATGGTGATGGAGCCGGTGGTGGTAAATCTGAAGGAGCTTCAGTCGGAGCTTCAACCTTAGGTTGAGGTGTTTTCAACATATACTTTTTATCTTCAGTGAATAAAGATATACCTTCGCTAATACCATTGACTCTATTAATTTCACCAGCCATTAAATTTAATTTTCTCATTGCCGATGAATATGACGAAAAATGTTTTCTATTTTTAATATTGTCAATATATTCAGATGTTGATTCATTAATTGATTTCTTAATGATGTAACCCAATCTTTCTTTAACAATTGCATATGTGTTACCATCTGCTAAAGTTATTTTATAATCAACAGAGGATGTTTCATTTATAGAATTTGGAATTACTTCTTTATACTTAGCAATCTCCATGATTCTTTGTAATTTTTCATTTCCTTGTAGTTTTTCACTACCTATTGGTTTTAATTTACTCATTTTTTTTAATTATTTAATCCGTTAAATCCGCCAAGGGTTATTGCATTTAATTGAACAACAGTATCTGCAGAACTTGCCATACCATTATAAATTGGGTGGGGTTGAATTGCTGAGACACAACCCTCGCAGTTTGTTGCTCCAGTGAAATTAATTAACTTATACGTATAAGTTCCAGACGAAAATACTGCCATATTATTTTTTCTTTATAAATATACAGAAAATTAGGATTTTTTTAGATTAAGTAAAAAATCTACGTTTTGTTCCATTAAAGATAGCTCTTTATCTAAAAGATTATTTTCTAAATTAAATAATTTCTCTAAATAATCACTTCTTCTTAAGTATTTAAACACCAAATTCTCGTAAGAATATTCACCTTCTTTCTTAAGACCTGAACTACGATATTTTTTAAGTTTTTCTTTAAACTTTTTAATATATTCTCTTGCTTCGTCAATATCTTTTTCAGTTGCGTTATCTACAACAGTATCAATTTGACTTTTCCAATGATTAATTTTTGATTTAAGAATTTTTGTATCAATGTTTGAATCTTCTTTTTCAGGTTTTACATCCCATTCATCATATAGAACTGAATAAACTCCTGAACTAAAATGTGCTTCAGTCTCGTTTTGAACATATAACTCAACTTCATATCCAAAGATTTTAATATCGTGATTGGTATTAAAAATAGTTTTTTTAACTTTAAACAACTCTTCGTAAAGTGATAGTTCAGTGTCTGAGAATTGAATAAAATCACAAACAACGTGAAGGTCAATATCAGAATACTCTGACCAATTATAATTGGCTAAAGAACCTGTGAAAATAACGTCCTCAATTAATAAAGGAACTCCAATAAAATCAATAAATTCATTAGCAGTTTGAAGTAGTTTTTCCCTAACTTCTTTTCTCAATTGCATATTCTCATCCCAAATTTTTGAGTTGAGCTCATCCTTAGAGAAAAAACTTTTGATTATATTATTATCTTTCACAAATAATAAATATCAACTAATTACAATCTTTTATACTTATAAACTTTTGCAATGTTTTTATTAAAAAAACTTCCTTGTGATTCAGCCATTCTAAATCTTGTATACACCTCGTGTGGAACTCCCTCATATTCATACTGAATACCTGTTTTAAAATCAACAATTAGTTTTTTACTCTCTGTATTGAAATCAGTTTTACTGATGTTTGATGATTCAATTTCACAAATAATGTTTGTTCCACTGATTGTTTCTTTTTTAATTGCCATAACTTTTTTTTTAATGATAAATAATTTTGAATTACATTTGTAGTTGAATTTAAGAACAAATTCATTTAATTTTAATAAAAACTATTTTATGACAGATTCAGTTGAAGAGGGTGGGAAACTACCAAAAAAGACAGAGGTAAACTCAAGTACCCCTGTTTTAGATAATTTTAGTCGTGACCTTATCAAACTTGCCGAAGAAGGTAAGTTAGACCCCGTTGTCGGTAGGGAAGATGAAATATTACGTATTGCTCAAATTCTTTCAAGAAGAAAGAAAAATAACCCAATTATCATCGGTGAACCTGGTTGTGGTAAGACGGCGATTGTTGAGGGATTGGCAATGAAGATTTTTGAAGGTGATTGTCCAAGAAACTTGGTCGATAAACGTATTCTATCATTAGAGATGAATTCAGTTGTTGCAGGAACAAAATATCGTGGTCAATTTGAAGAACGATTAAAGGTTATCTTGGAAGAAATTCAAGCGAACCCAAATGTTATTCTATTCATTGACGAAATTCATACCATTGTAGGAGCAGGTAACGCCTCAGGTTCTATGGATGCCTCCAACATCTTAAAACCAGCGTTATCAAGAGGTGAAATACAATGTATTGGAGCCACCACATTGGATGAATACAAAAAACAAATTGAGAAAGATGGGGCGTTAGACAGACGCTTCCAAAAAGTAATTGTCAGTTCATCAACAAAAGAAGAAACATTACAAATTCTTAAGAATGTTAAAGACAAATACGAAAATTATCATAAAGTAAATTATACTGATAATATTCTACAAATCTGTGTTGATTTAGCAGAACGATATATCACCGACAGAGAGTTCCCTGACAAAGCATTTGACATCTTGGATGAAGTCGGTGCAAGAGCTCAGGTAGATGTGAAAAATCCTGAAATAATTGACGAATTAAAACGTCAGGCCTTAGAGATTAAACAACAAAAATTACTTGTTGTTAAAAAACAGAATTACGAAGAAGCCGCAAACTTAAGAGATAAAGAAAAGAAAGTTTTATCACAACTTGATATTGAAAAGAAAAAGTTTGAACAAACTCTTTTGGATAATAGAAAAACAATTTCAGAGGAATTGGTTTATGAGGTGGTGTCAACAATGACAAAAATACCTCTAACAAAACTTAATTTAGATGATAAGATTGCTCTTATTAATTTAGAAGAAGAATTAAATAAATCAGTCATTGGACAAAAAGAGGCGGTTACAAAGATTGCAAAATCTATTCGTAGAAATAGATTAGGTATTAAAGACCCAAATAAACCAATTGGTTCATTTATATTCTTAGGTTCAACAGGTGTTGGTAAGACATTATTGGCAAAAGAATTGGCAAAACAAATCTTTGGAAGCGATGAAAATCTTATTCGAGTTGATATGTCTGAATACCAAGATAAACATACCGTATCTCGTTTAATTGGTTCACCTCCTGGTTATGTAGGATATGATGAAGGTGGACAACTTACAGAACAGGTAAAAACCAAACCATACTCTGTAGTATTATTTGACGAGGTTGAGAAAGCTCACAAAGACATATTCTCAGCATTACTTCAACTATTGGATGAAGGTTACATGACAGATAGTTTTGGAAGAAAAATCAATTTCAAAAACTGTTTAATCATTATGACATCAAATCTTGGGGTAAAAAAGATGCAAGAGTTTGGAGCAGGGGTTGGATTTAGTAAGACAGGTAATGTGTATACCAATGAAGAACTTAAGAAAACAATGTTAAACAAAGAATTAAAGAACCATTTCGCGCCTGAGTTTATCAATCGTTTGGATGAAGTAATTGTATTCAACACACTTCAAAATGACGATATCCAAAAGATTGTTTTGGTCGAAGTCAACAAATTAAAATCTCGTTTATCAAAATTGGGATATAACATTAACTTCGGTCAGTCAGTAATTGATTTTGTTTCAAAAGTTGGATTTGATGATGTTTACGGAGCACGTCCTTTGAAGAGAGCAATTCAAGAAAAGATTGAAGACTACATTTCAGATGAAGTATTACGTGAAAAAATTGTAATGGATAAAACCTACAATATTGAAATTAATGAAGAGGAAGTGTCGATATCGGAGGTTGAGGTCCAACCTGATGAAACGCCAAAAGTGAAAAGAACAAGAAAGAAAAAGGGGGAATAAACCCCCTTTTTTATTTTTAGAAATTATATAATTGTGACCTATGGATAAATTCGTATTTCTGATTACCAAGTTCTTCAATCAGTTTTTTACCTGTATTCATACCAGCAAAAACTTCATGAACAACAACATATTCATTTGGTGTGTGATAATTGTGATAACCAATTGAAAAGTTAATACAAGAGAAGTCAAACTTCTTACGAAGTTGCCAAACATCGGTGTAAGGGTGTTGCATATATTGTGGTTCAGACAACATACCTTCAGAAAGAACTTTTTTAGCCTTTGACTCAAATTCAGAGTCCGTTTCAAAAACTTTAACACCATAACAATATTCTGTCACCATAAAATCGTGAGGTGCGTCAAACTGAATTGCATAACCCACATTACTAAAAAATTCAGGGTCTGCTTCTTTTGAACCCAAACAACCAACTTCTTCAGATACAAACAAAGCAACTTTAATTACATCAAAAACTTCCAATAACTGAAGACAGGCAAACACTCCACACTTATCATCACCACCAATACCTGTTGGGTCACCAAAATCGTTATATGCTTTAAGTGATAAACTTGGATTACCTTTTGAGTCTTTAAGTTGTTCTTCATGGATATTGATTGTATCAATGTTATGAACCGTATCGGTATGTGCAACAATACAAGGATAGGATTCACCCTCATTTATTTCACCCTTTGTAACATAAACATTTCCAAAGTCATCAACTTTGAAATTGTGTTTTTTTTCGGTTAAGTATTCAACCAAAAATTCAATCATTAAATCTTCTTTAAATGATTTTGTAGGTATTGACAATACCTTTTTTAAGAAATTAACATTTTCTATCATAGCTCATAAAGATAAGCTATTTTTTAATTAAAACAATTCAGGATGATATAAAAAATTTAAGAAAGTATCATAATCAATTTTAACGGTTTGGTTAAATTCATTTTTACTATGATTACTATATGTAATAAGTATTTTTCCGTCATCAACATCTCGAATTATGAATTTGTTTGGTGTCTTTTCCCCAAATGTTTTTTGTGAAGGAAATTCATACCATTTATTAAATTCACCATACTTTAACTTTGATAATTTTTCAAGTACTTCAGAGTTTTTACGATAAGAATCAATATTATCACTATTTTCAATTTTTTCCATGATTTTATCAAGATTCCAAGTTACACTTCTGTTAAAACTTTCATCATCATAATTTTGATTATCAAAATAAGAATAATAATCTTCATATAAATCTTCATCAAATTCTATCCCCAATTGCTCAATACTTGTTTTTAACATATCTGAAAGTTTAGCGTCTTTGTCTTCACCAGACTTATCCCAAGTATTTAAAAGAATTGACACAGTTGTCATGTAGAGATTGGTACATTTTTTCTCAAAGATATTTAAAGGAAGTAAAGCGTTACATAATTTAGATGTAACATATTGTCTTAATCCTTTAACCAAGGCTTCATCATATTCACTTGAATAATCGTAAATAATACTATCTATCTCATTTGAAAAATTATTTTTTAACCACTTACAAATTTCCATAACCTTATCGTTATGTTCTGTTAAATTTTCTACGGAAAGACTAGGTCGTAATATTTTTACTATTTGTTTGACCCTATCTAAATTATCGTCATTGAAATAGTGTAGTAAATAACCCTCATCCCAATCATAATCCATGGAATAATCATCAACAAAAACATTACCTCCATAATACGCCCCTTGGAAAGCAACTCTAATTAAATAACCGTTATTATTTTCATTACTATTTCTAGTGAAAAGGTCAATATAATCATTAGTATCAAATGTTAAATAAACCAAAGATTTACCAAGATTTTTTTCATTTACTCTCGTAATACGTAAAATATCCTCATCGTCTTCGTACCTAACAAAATTTGCAGTAACTAAACCTTCCGTAAAATCTTTTAATGCCTGATAAAGTTGACTCATTAAACTTTTTTTTAATAAATACTTGGTAAAAGAAGAATATATTTATATCTTTACAACATAGTTCTTTGATTTATGGGGATGTTTTTGGATTTGACAGGTATGAATCTGTCATAAAACGCACGTCGGGGCTAAACTAACCCTGTAAAACTGGTTTAAAACACAAACGGCAACACAATTGCAAAACTTTCTACACTCGGTTTAATCCGTACTGAAGAAGTAACTGTAGCCTAATCTAAGATTAGTATACAACGGGGTCGGTGAGCATATAACCTTGCAACAGAAGCTTGTACCGTGGTGTGGTTTCTATCCGAAAAGGAACAAAGTGGAGGATTAGTTCTCAGTAAACCGAACCACTATAAAATAAGGGAATTGTGAAGTTTCGGATTGTTTAGAAAAACAATGACCTAAACGTGTAGTGTTTTATGGTCGACATATTTGGACCGGCGTTCGAGTCGCCGCATCTCCACCAATTTAAAAGGGACTTTTCAGTCCCTTTTTTTATTTTATAAATCTTTTAAAGTTTTTTAGTTCTTCTGTTAAACTTACCTCTTTTTCTTCTTCTTTTTTCTTAGCTTCCTCTTCTTTTTTCTTAGCTTCCTCTTCTTTTTTCTTAGCCTCCTCTTCTTTTTCTATTTCTTTTGTAATTTCTTTAGCGGAATCAACAAATTCCGAAATTGGAATACCTAAAAACAAAGAACTACAAAACTTATCTTTTTTTGTTACATATTTTTCACCAATATATTTAACTAAATCATTAAAGTGTTTTTCACAATCAGATTCAGTTTTTATTTCAGCTATTTTTTTAACACCAAAATTATTTAACATTTTATTAAATTCAGAATCAATTTCTGATTGTGACATAGTCAACCATTCTGGTTCAGGTTCAGGAAATTCAAAGTTCACTAAATCTGATGATGGGACTGAATTACAAAATTGTGAGGTGTATCTACTTTCGTCACCCTTACTCTCAGAATATGAAATATGAAAATGAACTTCTGTTGAATGTGGTGTAGGGTGTCGATACTCATCAATAAAAGTAAATCCAGGTATAGATTTTTTAGCAGCACATAAAAGAGTTGATATTTTATCCAACATTTCATCATCTGATTTTTTAACACCTGTAAAAACTATATCATTTGCATTACCCTTATTATGTCGACTGCTTGGATAATCACTATGGAATTTATCCCTACCAGAACCAAAAGTTATTTCTAAATCAGGCATTTCTTTTTTAAACGCTGAGGATACTTTTTTCAAAACATTTGCAAATTCAGGAGTAATATCCCCAATTTCATCTAGCGTTGGTTTAACTTTATACCCTATATTACTTAAATGTGTTCTAACACCATTAGCATTAACGTGAGTTGATTTATCAACTTCCGCTTCAAGTAAAACATTTCTTAATTTTTTAATTTCAGAAATAACTTCTTTATGACTATTAATCTTATTCATATATTTTTTTGTATATTTATAAATATTATGGAAAACAATAAATTAATTAGAATAGCTCAAAAGTTATCTTTATCCATTAAAGATACAAATGTAGCACAAATATCAATAAAATTAAATCACAGTAAAGGCCCGTATCAACAAATGATGTCCGTGTTAGAAGGATGGGATTTTGTTAAATTGGTATTTTTAATCGGCGCCATTAATAATGGTGAAAAAGAATTTGAATCAATATTATGGAAAGTAGATAACGAAAGATTTACCTACGCAATTGCCAATGTATTTGATGATGAAGTTCAGGAAAGCTGTGATTACTGTGGTGGTGATGGTGAGATTAGTTGTAGTGACTGTGATGGTGATGGTGAAGTAGAATGTTCTGATTGTGGTGGTAGTGGTGAAGACGATGAAGGTGAAACATGTTCAAATTGTGATGGTAGTGGTAAACTTGAGTGCGATACCTGTGGGGGTAGCGGTCATGAAGATTGTTATGACTGTGGTGGCACAGGTGAACAACAAAAAAGTGATGCTTACGAATTAAAATTAGACATTTATTTTAGCATTAATGAAGAATTAAAATTAGAACTTAGTAAACTTAACAGATATGACAAAATTGACTCTGACACAATCACAGATTATGAAGATACAAATGAAACTATATTAGTATATGCACTACCGATGGCAATAGAAGTTGAGACAAATGAAGAATTAGAATATAATACCGAATATTTTTATGAAATAGATACTACAGGATGGGTTGGAGGTAAATGTGACAAACTAAACTTTGATTTAGATTATTAAATCAAAAAGTTTTTTACTGATTCGGTGTCTTTTCTAAAATCTTCTTTGAAATTCTTTGTAAACTCTTCATTTTCACAATATACTTCAACATGTTCACTGAACACCCAATCCATACAAAGAAGAGCAATTAAATGATTTTCTCTGTCCATAATTGGTAATGAAACCATAGATTGTGTTCCAAATTTTTTAATTAAAGCTCTTGTTGCAATATCAGGGATAAGTTCACAATCGTGAATAAATAATCCGTCGTTCATAGTTTGTTTAATCAACCAATTATAGTGACTTACAAACACATTTTGTATTTTTTCAGTTATTCTTTCAAGTCCATCAGAACATCTTTCATATGTTACAGACGCTTTTTGCATTGCTGATGATGTATAGAAATTTCCACCATTATGAAATTGGATAACATATATTCTATCCGCATTATATTTTCTTCTTATTTCTCTTAAAGTAGAGTGAACAATTTCGTCTGTCTCTATTTGTTGTGAAAGTTTGTTTCTTGAGTTTTGTTTCGCTCTTTTTTCTTTCATCATGTTAAAAAACCCCGCAGTTATTAATGCAATGACAATTGATGTAACTGAGGTAATGATTGTTGGTATTATTTCCTTCACCTTTCTTTCTTTAAATTTTTATATCACTGATTAATAAATATTAGTGAAAATAAAAAAGGGTAAAAAATTACCCTTTTTAAAACAATAGTAGTTCCGCTTGGACTCGAACCAAGAATAGAAGATTAGAAATCTACTGTGATATCCCTTTCACCACGGAACCATATGTCACAAATATAGGTAAAATTTGTTACAATATTAAAGTTGTTTGACAATATACTTATGACCTGAATCAGAATTTTTCTCAAATAATTCTTTTGTTATTTCAGCTTCTTCATAGGTATTAAACTCCAAGATTTCATCATGGATGTTTAGAAGGATGACAGGCATCTCAACCCCTTTTTTGTTTTTTATAAATTTAACGATTACAAACATAATTAATATCCAAAATGTGTTCCACTATAATTATCCCATTCGTCATCAAACGAAAATTTCACTTTATCATATTTTTCAATAATAACAGATGATTGTTCTTCTATAAAGTTTGGATTTAGAACAAATTCTTTCCATGTATAAAAATCATATAAACTTTCTAATACTTCCAAAGGAACTAATATAAGTTTATCATGAGTCAATCCCTTAACATCATTTCTGTATTTTTCTGATATTTGTATTTTGTTTTCTGACATAACAATTTAAGTATAATTATACTTATTGGTAAATTCAATTTGTCCTAATAAATTTTTATTAATATCTTTGTGATTATGAATGGAGTATTAGTTCTTAATTCAGATTATAGTCCCTTAAATGTAACATCGTTTAATCGTGGGTTTAATTTAGTCTATAAAGGAAAAGCAGAGGTTGTTAAATCATCTGACGAGCCAGTCGTATGTGGTATTGTAAAACTTGTTAGACCCGTTATTATTAGGCTTTTAAACTACGTTTCAATCACTCGTAGACGTATTCGTGTTAATCGTCACAGAATCATGAGACGTGACAACAATGCTTGTGTTTATTGTGGTAGTAAAAAAGACCTTACAATCGACCATATCGTGCCTAAATCAAAAGGTGGAGGTAATACATGGGATAACCTAGTTACGTGTTGTATAACGTGTAATTCAAAGAAAGGAGACAAGTTATTGGGTGATACTAATATGAGGTTAATGAAAAAACCCACAGAACCTACCATATTTTCGGATTCCGTGGGTCAGTCTTTACAAAAAATTTGGGTTGATTTCCAAAAAAGTTTTTAGATTGAACTTTTTAATTTTTCAATGTAACTTTTTTTCATATCTGAAGAAGTTTCAATTGTTGTGTTTTTTAAATCTTCTAATGATTGTTTAACCTTTTGAGATATTTGATGTGTTAAATCGTCCAAAGTTGTTCTTGAGGCAGCAAGTTTAGCGATTGTGTTTCTAACAATAGTTTCCAATCCATCACCTGATGGGTCACTAATTTCAATAAAACTTTCAGGTAAAATTGATACAATTGTTTCTGAGACATACTGAGGGTCAATCATTTTTTTAGCATCTTCTTTTGGTAAATTTTTAAATGTATCACTAATTTTTTTACCAATTTCTGAATTTGGCTCAATTTGTAATTTATTTAAAATAAATTGTATACCTTTTTCAATAAAAGTTTCTTCATGTCCTCCAAACACTGAATTAAATGCAATATCAAAATCACCTAATTCTGACTCATTTAATGTCTTTAAAACACCACCATTAAAGTAGGTGTCAAAAAATTTTCTGTATGATTCGTTGAAGAAATATTTTGAATTTTCTTTTAAACTTATTTTTTTGTTTAATTTAGATATTTTTAATTTTTCTTTAACATTTTCAGAAATTGTTTTATTTGTTTTCATTTCTTTTAATTTTTTCTTAATTTTTAGTTTTCTCTCAATTAAATGAGTAGTTACTGACTCTTGTAACGTTTGTATCCATTCATCGTACCATTTAACTCCTTCAGGTTTTGTATTCGCAATCCATTTAACAACAGGATTTTTATGTAATCCTTTTTTGTTTTTTTCAGCCCATTTTAAATCGTTATCAATAGTTGGGTCACACAAATCCATCATTTTGCTATCTAAAAGATACTTGTATTTAGTATTAAAATTAACGACCATTTTATATGCGGCATCATCTCTTTCATCATCGGTACTATAATCATTAATAAAATAATTATCTGTTTCCCATGGATTACAATCCATTTCAAGTACACTAGGTTTTAAACTATTTGTATAAATGTCACTAATTGTATGACCCTTTAAACCTGGAAACGTGTTAGAATCATAAACATGATTCCAAACTTTTTTCATTGTTGAATTACAATAACTTAATGTTTTAGTACCTTTTTCACTTAGTTCATATTTTTTTGCAATTTCAGGAAATTGTTTGTTTACATACTTTCTAAAAATATCACCTGCTTCTGTGTCACAATCTTTAGAGTCATTACATCTAAAAACCATTCCTTCACTCGGTTTCCATTCACATCCTGTAATGTCATTTTTTTCAGGTGACGGAGATGGTTTTGGTGGAGATGGTTTTGGTTTTGTTTTACATGATGAAGGACTATAATAAAATTTTCCATCAACTTGTTTTGTTTTACAATGTGAAAATTTTTTAATCGAATCAGGAGCGACAAGAACCCAATCACTTTGTTCTAATAATATTTTATTTATCAAATTCATATATAATTAGTATGGTATAAATGTATTATTTTTATATATAAAATTAACTATTGTTTTATTTGTATCATCATTTTTATAAGCAGTTCCGACACCTGTTTCATTATATGGGGTTGCAATCGTATAACCATTTATTCTTGCCCAATTTTCAAATCCTTTTGGTGTACCGTCAATTTTATTTAATTCTTTCTCCGCCATTTTTTGTTTTCTTTTGTTCATTAAACAATTATACATATTAACTTCTGCCGACTTACCATTTTTATCGACAAAACAATAATCTTCTTGTAACATCTTGTCATATTTTTTCTTCGTTGCGTCAATCTGTTTCATTAATTCATTTAGAGCGATTGTTTTTGCTTCTGGAACACCACCCCCACCAATCATAACACGCCAAATTTTATCACTCCAAAACTTTATATCATCTACGTAAGTTTCTGTAACTATACCGGCCATATCTAAACCTGCTCGAATAAGTGTTGGTCGATACGATGCTTCAATTTCGTCCGGATTTGGAGCAACATATAACTGTTGAAGTAAGTCATTTATTTCTTTGCATTCTTCATCAGTTCCGATTTTTTCAATAGTTTCACCATCCACAACAGTTGGTTCACAAATTAATTTTTTAAAGTCCTCAAAGTTTTTAAGAGCTTCAAGTCTTTGAGAATTTTCTAAACCACCAGTACCCAAAGACGCTAACCAAGGATATGCTAAAGTAGTCCAAACCAAAAGTTTAAACCCTCTCTCAAAATATATTCCTGACCTACCACCTAACGCAAATATTTTTCTATAAACATCAACACTGTTAGGACTTGTTGTTAATGCAAACCTTCCCCAACTTTTAAGGAAATCACCAAAAAAATAACTTCCAACCTTTAATTTGTTTACTTTTCCTTCAGTTAAAAATAATTCTTTCCATCTGTTTATATTTAATATTCCTGTCATTTCTCCATAACCTCTAAACATTATTTTTACCGCCTTACCAAAGTTTTTTTGGAAATCCACACTAAGTGAATCGGCCAGTTCTTTAAATTCAGGTGATTCAATAAGTCTTTTAAATTCAACACTTTCTTTTTCTAAACCATATGATAAAAGATTATTTTCTAACCAGCTTGCCGCAGATTTACCTGATATGTCACTTTTGTTTAATAAAACCATTAAATTTCTTATAGTATCAAAATTACCGGAAATAGTTTTTGGACCCTTTTCGTCACCGATTATTTTTTTCGCCATTAATTGTACTTCCCTATCTAATCTTTGATATAGTTCTTCTAATGTACCATACGGTGTCATTAGTTTTATTCTAGTTATAACATTCTCTAAAAAGTACTTAAGGAAATTTGGACCTTCCAATGACCCAAAAGTTTTTAAACCTTCTATCGCTTTTTGTAAACCTTCAATTTTATCAAAAGGTAACTTACTCGCCAATTTATACACTTTAGCAATATTTTCAAATTCTTTTGTCAATATTTCGTCTACAATATTATAATCAAAATCAGAAATTTCTTCTTTAACGACTGAATCCCACTCTTTATTTTTTGAAGTTTTTGACATAATTGATTTTAAAAACCCAGGTAGATTTACTTCACCCGCAGAATTAACATAACCTAATTTTTTTAATAAATTTTTAAAATATTCATTTACAAATTCTGAATTTTTTTTAAGTGCTGGAATTATTTTACTTAATAAACTTTCTGGTAAATCGTTAAATGCTATTTTTTTATCAATAAATTTTTTTAGTTGTTCAAACTCTTGAACAGTAAATGTAGTTCCATTACTCAATATATCAGTACTACCTCTAATTGGTCCGTAATTAGTTAAAAATAAGTCATTAATTTTATCACGTAAGAAATTTCTATTTTGAGTTATAAATTTAACAGTATCAATATTATTAGGTAAATCATTTAGTTTAAAAACATCAATTAATATTTTTTTATATTCTTCATCAACACCTTTTAAATTATTAATCTCTTTTTTAAGTTTTTTTAATGCGTTTAAAGTATCTTGATATAAAACAGCATCTTTTTTTGCTACTGTAGTAGTTAGTTTAGTAACTAATGTTGAACATTCATCCGCTAACTCAGATAAATCAGGATATATTTGACGTAATGTTCCTCTCATTACCGTTTCAATTTCTTTTCTTAAAGTAACATCAGAGTTTTTAATTAAATTCTTAAACATTTCTTCAAGAGGTACCTCATTCAAAATATCATCTCCCCACTTTTCATACTTAATTGCACTAATAATCTTATTAACTAAATTAGTTTCAACAGATTCGCTACTAGCCGATAATAAACTTTCTCTAACTGTTCTCCCAAGTTTTTGTAAGTCCATATTTTTTAGAGCGTCAATATCAAAAAGATTTTTTAATATTTTTTGAGTTAAACTTTTTGGTAGACTAACTTCCAAAATTAATGTTAATCCCATTATTTCTCTAACTCTATTAACTTCGTTTAATAATTGTGTTTTCATTACCATAAATATACAGGTCGATTAATCTTCAATATTACTTTCTATTTGTTTATTTAACTCATCAATTCTTCTATTTAATTCTTTAACTTCATTAATGAGTTTATCTAATTTTTCATCAGACAATTGTTCTTTTATTTTTTTAGTCTGTTCCCCAAAGATTTTTTTACCAACATTCTCTAAAAAAATTTTCTGTTCTTTTTTGTTACTTGATAGAATATTTTCAAAAAAATTGTCAGCCTCTTCAGGAGTATTTATACCTCTGTTATTTAATTCCCATTCAAAAGCTTTCCATTTAGTTTCATCTAATTCGACATTAAATATGTCTTGTGACACCTGATTTGCATAAATAAACATATTATATCCCATATTTAACATGACTGGTGAAAACACAATAGGAACTTTTACTCCAACTTCCTTTAAAATTTTAACAGCAATATTTTTCCACTGAGAACCAAACTGTTGTTTTAACCATCTGTCCATAATTTCTTTTCCGTAAACCTGAATTTGTCTTGTAAATCTTGGAGTGTTGATGATATCATATAAATGTCTTCTTTCAACATCTGTTAACGACCTTACAAAATTATTCAATTTCTTACCTGTATTTGGGTTAGCTTTTTTTAATTTATTAAATACTGATATTTCTGCCCAATCCCCAAATCCTGATAAGAATTTTTTCTCAAATCCTGGTGTGTCCACAATAAATGATAACACAGCACACGCCATATCAATTTTAGCGGCCTCTTCATTTCCCGCCATTTTATTTCTGTAGGCGGAATAAATATTAAGTCCAGCATCAACTGATATTCTCGCGACAATCGCCAATTCAAGTTCCCATCCTACAGCCATAAATAAAGGTGGAAATACAAGTGATGCTAAAAGTACTCCCCCCATAACAATTTTCCATCCGTTTTCATCCCACCACTCATCAGGGCAAGGAATAGTATACTTAACATAACCTGATGGTAATGAAGAATAATATTGACCAACAATATAACCTTTATATTCTCTTTGACCCGCAGCAATTGATTGTAATTCTTTATACATTCCTGGACATTCAAGTAGTTTTTTTAGGGTTAATTCAACGAGTGAATCAGGTATCTTATCAATTGTTTTATAACCACCCCCCAAGGCATCGGATAATGTACCTAAAAATCCTGGGTTCATAAAAATATGCATTTTAACCGCATTTTTAACCAAAGGATTATTAAGATAAAAATCTTTAGAACCAGGAGCACCCGGTAAATAAGTTTGTATTAAATCGTAATCCTCAGGATAAAACTGAAGTAATAAATCTATTTGTTCTTCAGGTAATTTTAAAAATTTAATCATCCATTTACCAACATCACCATTTGTTTCTTTATTTGCAAAATCAACAACACAGTTAGGATATAACGATTCGTTTTCTACCAAATCCTTTACAAAATTAGGGAACTTAGAATATAAATCAAAGTCAAAATTAAGACCACTTCCTCCTTTAGTAACAATTTGTCTTCCTTTAATACCATCAAATTCAAAAGGTTCTGTACACCATTCAGTTAACCAATTTACTAAAGTATTAACTTGTTCATCATTTAAAATACTAAAAATTGGACCTAAATTAATTATTTGAGGTTTAAATCCTGAATCTTCATTTTTTCCTGAAATAACTTGGTTAATATTTTTTTGAATATTTCCAATTGAGTACGACGGTAAATCAGGGTCATCACCTCTACTATAAATTGGTATTATTTTACCATCAACATCATAAATACTTATTTTTAAAAACTTGGAATTATTAACACCTTGTTCAAATTTTTCTTGTTGTTCTTTTGGAGTTTGGCCTGTTTCATATAACCATTCATCCGCAGGAACATTTGGATATGCATTAGCCCTTAAAAATGAAAGAAAAGGTTCTACCCAATCATGTTTGTTAGTTTTAAAAAACTTATATGCCGGCATATTCTCTTCATTTATAGTGGACCCTTTACAAACTCGATAAGTTTTAAGTAAACAAATATAATTTTCAATATACCCATCTAGTTTAGGATTGTTAGGAGTAAGTCCTAAAGCTTCCGCAAAATTATAGTTACCACTTTTTAAATAATCCCTCAATGAATCATGCCAAGGATAACTGGTATTAACACCCCTCTCTCGTACTACATCTTTTTGTTTTAAATAACCAAGTTCTACTAACGCCATTTGTAAATTTGTAACTGAACTTTCCGTATTTTCTTTTACATAGGTTGGATATCCTTTTTTAGTATACCCTACTAAACCTTGTTCCTTTTGTTTAATATTTGTTAAATATTGTGTAGGTGAATATTGATATTGAGTAAGATAAGTCAAACTAGGAAACTTTAATGTTAAATCTTTCCAATTTGGTTTAATAGGGGGTTGATAATTAAATTGTTTTGGATTTTTATTATATTCACCAATTTTTCTCTCAAATATTTCATAATCGAGTAATACAACGAATGGACCCAAAACTTTAACATTACCTTTAAAACTTTTTTTACTTCTTGGTTGTTGTATTGAACTACCTGTTGGTGAATCGGAAAAATATAAACTATCTCTAAAAACTTTATTGTTTTTTAATAATTTTATTAAATCATCATAATTCATTTCAGATATTTTCTCCGCAAAAACAGTTATAATCTTATCTTTATTTGTGTTAATACTAACTCGAGCCTCACCTTCACTACTGTTAGATTCATATAATTTAATTAATTGGTCAATAGAATATTTTCTAAGTTCTTCTTTTGTTAAAACTTTTGGTTTTGGAGTTGTTTGAGGATTTGTATTATTGGTTATTGGAGTTTTAGAATAAAATGATGGGTAATTTAATTGTAAACTATTACAAAATTTATCAACAGTTTCTTTAGTTCTTGGCACAAACCAATCGTAATTTCTTGGTTGCATTTTACAATTTTTAATTGCGTCTTTATCATATTGATTTTTTGGGACTTTATTTGGGTCTTGTTGTTCTGTTAATATTTTAACTTTTGAAATATTTTCAGACAAAGTTTCCTTATTATCGTATTTCATCAATAACAAAACTCTTTCCAATAATTCTTGTTGTTTCTTTTCCATTTTTTACCAAACTTGATTTGCAGGGCCTCTTTTAATACCGGTCTCCCATTTTTCACCTTTTTTACCCAACATGTTGGCTTTACCTCTTGTGGTCACATAAAGTTCATCCCAATTACTACCTCTTTTATTTGTATTAGATGTTGCACCTCCACCACCTGAGGCAGCGTCTTGTTCACCTAACTCATCTTTCTTACCTTTTTTACTATTGGTAGTCAGATTTTTAAGCAAATCAATTATATAGTCAACGTCCTGTGTCATTTTTTTATAAATATCTTTGGTTAGATAAAAAAGTGTAGTTATATTTGTAGATATGAAACAATTACTTTTTTTATTCCTATTATCTATAACATTATTATCTTGTGAGAGATATGAACAACCTACTTACCCATCATTATCAGGTAACTATGTAATTGATGTTATTACAGTTTCAACCGATTCTTACACTGATGTATTATATCCTGGTGATACACTATTTCTAAACGATACTAACTTTCCAATGGACACAATTGCCGTTGGTTTTACCAAATTAGGTTTTAATAACACACACATGGGATTTAATATTGTTGAGAACCAATGGGGTGATTATTATTTTGAAGATAAATTCCCGTATACCTGTACTAACTTCGAATATCAAGGAAATGGATTTTTTTGGGTAATAATTAATGGAATACAATACTCATTTGATATTGTACAAGATGGTCTTGAAAATTTAATTATTCGTTCTAAAACAGGTAGATTTAGAGATTCCAACAACAATGAAATGGAATTAACATTTACTATGACTATGACATATTAGAATAAAAACGAAGGTGGAATTTTATTTGGATTTAATTTATAATACTCATCCATAAAATCCTTTAACTCAATTTTATCAACCTCGTATTCCCTTTCGTCTAACGCTTCTTCATCAATAATTAACTCGTCAGTGTCTTCTTCATATATGATAGGAAAATCACTTGATTCATAATCATAGTTCTCTAAAATGAAAAAACCGGACTTCTCAACAAAGTCCAGTTCAAATTCATGTTCTCTTATCTCGTCCTCACCATCTTCTTTTAATCTAAAACTAACTTGTATAATTTCAGATTTTGGATTATAATAGTAATCAACAATTTCTTTGATTTTCATTTCCTTAAAGAATTTTCTTAAACCACTTAAGTGATTCATTGATTTGTTCTTGTACTAACGAAGCTTTTGATTTAATTTTAATACCTTCTTCAATCTCTTCCATAGTATACCCTTTAGTTCCACACTCACACGTTTCACCTTCTTTCATTTCACCACCACACTCTTCACATGTTTCACCCTCATACATACCACTACATTCACACATTTCACCTTCATATAAACCTCCACACTCATCACATTGTTTTTTCATTTTTTGATTAATGTTTGTGTTCTTATATTCAGTAACCTCATTTTTATTATTAACGGTAATACCACCCTTATCCTGAGCCAAATCCTCAACATTAAGCATTTGTTCTTTTGGTGTGTCAAATCCACGAGTGACATAACCATCATATGGTTTTCTATGTTTATCTTTAATTGAATTTTTTTCTTGTTCTGAAATACCTAAAAAATATGGATTCATAATAATTGTTTTCTAGATAAATATATGGTTGATTGAATAATATTAATTTATTATACTTTACCCATGGAAAAACCTTACCAACTATTACAACCAGTTTTTAAAGACCATCGTGGGTCTTTTACTCCAATCAAACTTTCTGACAAGTGGGTTCAATCAAACATTAGTATAAACGATGATATATTCGTATTTCGTGGATTACATTATCAAGACGAACCAATGTCTCAAACGAAGTTAGTTTCTGTTATTCAAGGAAAGATTATTGATTTTGTTGTTAACTTGGATAAAAAAAGTGAAGAGTTTGGTAAACTTGAAACATTTGTTTTAACATCAGGTGAATCGGTATATGTCCCCAAAGGATACGCTCACGGATTTTTAACACTTCAAAGTGGGACAATCGTTAACTACTTGGTAGACAATGAATATTCTAAAGAACACGAAGGATGTATTCAATGGGATACTATAGAAGAAGTAAAAGACATTATCACCAAATACATGAGAGGATTTAACTTTAAAGTTAAGATTAGTGATAAAGACACCGAAGGAATTACATTAGAAGAATATAAAAACAAATGACAAAAGAAGAAGTAGAAGAATTGGCCGAAGGAGCAATTCTATTAGATGGATTTGATGAATGTATCACAGGAATTGTTGAAGAGTTTGGCAATGGTGTGAGAATACTTTATTCACGTGATAAAATACTTGAGTCATTACAAAAAGATATGTCTTATGAAGATGCTTTAGAATATTATTACTACAACATTGTTGGTGGACATTTTGGTGAAAGAAATCCTTTGTTTTTACTTTAAAAGTAATTTGCGTAAAACGAAATAATTTTTGGAGCATATCTTTTTAAATAAGAATTAATTCTTTCTACGGTCACTTCTTTATTTTCTTCTTCAATTATACTTATTACTCCGTTCACCATTTCACCTTGAACTTTATCGGCCATATCAACTAATTCATCGAACGCTTCGTTAGTATCATTATACTTATGTTCGTGAGCCAATCTTTCTTTACCCATATAAAGATACGGTGAAGCCGCCAACATGTTAACGACACCAGATTCTCTTAATTTATTTAAATATCGTTTTAAAAACAACATGTTGAAATGTTTTATTAACTGAGCATGTTGTGTTAAATCAGTTGACAGATTTTCTTGAATATTTCTTTTTTGTTTTCTTTCCTTCATTTCATCAAACTCAGATTCATACATCCATTTATCTTCATCCAATAAATAAAGACCCGACCCGTTGTCCCATTTAACAACATATTGAATAAATCCAGGCCCTTTTTGTATTCCTTTAACAGTTCCTCTGTCACCAAACGATAATTGAGGTTCACCGAAAAGTTCAATGATAACAATTCTATCACCAGGTTTAAGTTCAGGATTTAATTTCTTACTCATATATTTATAAATATAATGAAATATATAATTAAAGAATCTCAAAAGCAAATTATCCTTGAAACAATAAATGATAGGATTAAAGAAGTTCAAGAAGATGGTGTTGAACTAACAAAAAAGATTGTAGAAGACACTAAAACTCACGTTTCAATAAACTTAAAGATGATGCTCACATGGGGAGCGGCAATCGGAGGGTTTATGGGCCCAATTATGCAATGGTTAAATGGACAGGTACCTGAGTTAACAGAAAAAGATTCATCATTAATTGCTGCCGGTATTGCGTCAGTAATATTCTTTCAAGAAAGAAGTTTTACCAAATCAATTATTAAAAAGATTAAAGAAGACGGACTTGAAGAATCATTTAAATTGGGGGCAATTAAAGCCAATCAACTTAAAACTGTTTTGGCAGGTTTTTTAAAGAGTTTGAATTTATCTGCGTTCAGTGTAACAAATATGTTAAGTTACGCATTCTTGGTTCCAATCATACCAATGATATACGACGCTATCTCTGAAGGTATATGGGATATGAAAGATACTGAAATGTTAGTTAAATCATTATCAGCGTTTGGATTAATAACAATTTCAGGTAATTTCTTAAAACGACTTATGGATTTAATCGTTGACAGGATTACTAAATAAAATCAATCTTTAATTCCAAATCAGACGTTCCTCTGAATATTCTGTGATAAGTCCCTTCAGGAATTAATAATACTTGTCCTTCAGTTAACTCTATTGGCAATTGATTATCCATTTGAAATTTCCATCCATCACCTTGTACCACTTCAATCAATCTATCTTCTCTATCACGATGCCATTGTAGTTCACCACTATCAACATCGGATTTAAAAACTCTAATCTTTGAGGTTTCTGTTAGTTTTCTATCTTTATACGGTTTCATATTACCAAAATCCTGGATAAGTTTTACCGCCCCAGAGGTAACCAAAGCGATTGAGTCTACATGCCCAGTACCCCGCAGTTAATCTGTCTTTCTTTTTAGAACACTGATGTCTAGCCGCAAATGATTTACGAGCTTTAGGATTAGATACCTTAGCAGTTAAACCACCATGAACATCACCAAATGAAATTTTCTTAACTCTACCTGTTGATGGGTTTTTAACATAGACAACATATTTCTTACCACCACCACTATTTCTTCTTGGTTTACCGAGTTCAACTTTCTTTCCGTTATACTCAGCTTCAGAGATAAATGTTTCTTCCATTGGAGTATCCAAATAAACTACTCTACCATTTGATAATCTAACCTGTGTTCCAAAATCAGATTCAACAAGTTCAACATCATCTTCATTTAATTCAACCATTCCTTCGTAATATAACTCACGTGCTTCTTGAATAACGTTAAAGAATTCCTCAGAACCAAATCTGAAGATATTATCATTTAATGGTACATCATTTGTTATATGATAATTAAGGTGTTCCGAGATAAGTGGTTTTTCCACTGATTCTGTAAGAACTTTTTTGATAAGTTTTTTGATATTCATTTTTTACTTCGTAATAAGAAATACAACCCAAAGAACAATGCTGAAGTACAATAGAAAATTCCTGTGGTAATCCAATAAGAACTTGTGTAATCTAAGATTGCTTTGAACATTATGTCGAATCCTAGTGGATTGAAAAACATTGCGAGCATAAGGCAATAAGTGGCAACATTTTCCTTTAGAATTCGTTTCATTTTCGTCATTATCCATTAACGTGGGTTTAAAGTTTATGAACAAAGTTCATTTTATTTATAAATATATTTGTGTAGACAAATATTTTGTGTATATTTGTATAAATAATTAAATAATCAAGTCCTATGAAAAACTTATTTCTTTCTCTTGTTTTGGTGATGGTTGGTTTGGTAGCTAACTCACAAGTAATTACTGTTAATGTTCACAAAGTTCAAAATTTCAATCATTCGTCATCTATGTCAACAGTTCAAGCAAGACAATTGGATTTGATTGAATACCCAAATTATACTACTGGTGAAAATGTCTACACATTTGACTTGGATAAAAAAATTCTAACATTAAAGAATTGTAAAGGATTTTTTACGTGTAATATTATTGAAGTTAATAAAAATGAAAACATTCTTGATTGTATTGTTTTTGATGGTGTTAGGAATGTTTTATTTATGTTAGGAGTAAATAAAAATAACGAAAGAGAGTTTTTAACTGAATTTGTTGATAATGATAAAGTATTTGGTCAATTCTCTTTAAATTCAGATTTTGATTATAGTGTAAAATAAAAAAGAGGGTATAACCCTCTTTTTTTGTAAAAAAATTATTTAAATTAAGCTTTACAAACTCCTGGAAATTTAGCTAATTGTTCTTTAAGCGCTCTTTTAGTTGCGGCTTGTAATGCTTTTTTTCCATTTTCAGCACTATTATTTCCAAAATACTTGTATAAGTAATCTAAATCTTCGGGCTTATATTTTCCATCTTTAAATCTCCATTCAGCCCCACTAACATTTGCGTCAATATTACATGTACCATTACATAAACATTTAGTATTAAGACTTTCGTCGGCAGCAATTGATGTTAAATAATATCTAATAAAATCAAATGCCATTGACTCAGCATTATGTTTTGGATTTTCTCCACCCCCACCACCGGTTATATTTGGTTCAGATTGAGGTCTTAAACCAATAATTGCCAATGAGGATTTACTAATTGTTGGTGTGTTAGGCCACCCAACAAACTTATTTAATGAAGTTTCGTCTTTAATTATTTCAGGTAAATAATATGTTTTACCATTTGACGTAAAACCTGCTGTAGATGTTATGGATGCTGGGGGTTGTCTTTGATTTTGTTGAACTGGTTGTTCACTTAAATAATTCTTTTTGGTTGCACTTTCATGCATTTCCAATATTCTTTGTTTTTCTTCTAAAGAAATTTCAAATAGTTTTTTCATAATCTTAATTTTATTTAATAAATACATGATATTTTTAAAAAATTATATACTTATTGCCAAATAAATGAAATAATGGCAGCTAAATCAACAGGTTCAACGAAATTATCATTCGGAGTTAAAAAATCAGGTAAATCAACAAAGAAATTTACCTCAAATAAAAGAAGTAAAAATTATAAGAAGCCTTATAACGGCCATGGGAGGTAAACATGAAAGAATACATTAAAAAACAAATCGGAAACATCAAACAGTTTTCATTCGCAGAGATGACTTCCAATAGTTCAGGAAAGACATCAGGAAGTGGTACTGCAGGTCTTTACATCGTCTTTATTGGAGGTTTGACATTCCTTATGGGTTGTGTGGATAAAATGTTTTTAAACAAAGATATGGACGTTATAACACAGTCAATAATCCTTGTTGGAATTGGGGCAACTCTTTTAGGATATAGAAAATCAAAAGATAAGACAGAAGAACCTACGGTAGAAGAAGTAACAGAAACTACTGAAGAAGAAATTAACGGTTAATTCCACCAACGTTCAATATTTTCACTCAAAACTTTGAAAAGTAATTTCCTTGCCCTTTCGTGATTGTATCTTCCGATATTCAAAGCAATTCTTGATTTAACCTCGTATGAAGTTAAGTCATCATTGTCCATTTTAAAAACATGATATTTTTTATCGGTAATAATTTTCTTATACACCAATGGATATTTTTTGAAAAAATCATTTAAGTTTTCTTTTTTCAAACGTGTCTCCATATAATATCCACCTAAATCATCTTCAATATCATCACCTGTTGGGACAAAGAAAAAATCTTTATCTTCATAGTCCATATACTCCATTGTATAAAACTCTTCTTGAACTTTTTCCATCAGTTTGACACACAACATCATCCTTTTGGCATCAAGGTCAGAATTCATGTGAAAACCTTTTTCTTTAATGTACTTAGCCTGTTTCTCTAACTTAAACTTGAATACCTCAAAAATATAATGGTCATCCCAATCACGGTCTTTCCAAATAACAGGAAACCACTTGATTAGATTACCAACAGAGGTAAAAAAGTTTCTAACAGGATTTCTAAAATATTTCCAAATAAAATCATTTATTTTTTCAATCATAACTCAAGGATTGTTTTTTTACTAACTAAATCTTTTTTTAAGGAAACAATACTACATTCAAAGTCCAAAGAATACTGTGTTAATTCTTCAGATTCTTCATACTTTTTAACATATAATTCAACCAGATTTTCTGCAGATTGAATCTGTCCGAAATGAGTTATTGAACCAATAACTTTACGTATCCATTGAAAGTCCCTATCCATAGGACAAATATACATAATTTTTCTTAATTATACAATAACGCAGTTAATTGCGGATTACTTTTTTCATACATACGTATCATAATCCCTGCTTCAGAGTTTGCGAAGTTTTCTTGAGATATGGTATTAAACCCTTGTAACTTAATATTTCTTTGACGTGCAAACTCATGAACCCACTCGTGAGCAATTGTTCTTAAAACATCAATTAACATTCTTCCAAATGCAAGAACTTTAATTTTACCCGTAATTTCACTTCCTGTGGTCATTTTACCAAAACGTTCACCAAGAAGTTGGATATCAACGTCTTTCTTAAGTGGAGAGTTTTTTTGACAAAATCTCAAGAAGTCCTGAATAACATCTATTTGTTCAGAACTAAGTCCACTAGATTTATCATACAAATTTACTTTCATCTTAACAATAAATATCTTATATTTCTTTTGTATATATAATTATGAAAAAGAGTTTTTTTGAAAAAGTCCTAAATAAAATAAACAAACAAGACATCGACCAATGGTTTGGTGAAAATTCCGAAATCAAAGTTACGGAATTTTCTCATTCAATTAGTCAGAAAAAAAACATTTTATCAATAAAATTATACCCAACAGATTATGAATACGCTATCGAACTTTTTCCGGAAGGCTTGGAAATTCTTGTCTCCCATACTGTCAAAATTCTTTCACTTCCTGAGGATTATATATTAACAACATCAATAGAACATTAAATTATGCCACACCCAATCGTACACGCTAAATCCTCAGCAAAAAAATTTGGAGGAAAATGGGAAGATTATATTGAAATCCATGAATGGTTTGATAATACGAAATCATGGTATGGACATTCATTACACAGAATTTTTCGACATCATTCAGAGGGTATTTTTGAAATGGAGCAAAAATTTGGTCCGGAATTTAAAAATAGTGATGGAAAAACTGTATATACCCGTTATGTCGGTGAACAACATGTAATGGAAGATTGTAACGGATATATTCCGTCTGGAAAAGAATGGGTGTTAGCATTAGAAAATAAACAAAGACCTTTATGGATGATTAAAACCATGAAGTTAGAAATTGATGATTGATATTTATTATTATGAAAGAATTATTAAATAACCCTGATACTATAAAAAAATTTAAACTTTTACATTACATCTTATTAAGTAATGGTCTTACTCATATCAGTAATGACTTTTATATTGATTACGATGGAAATGTTGATTATCACTTTGCTCCTTGGACTGGAAGAGGTAATGCTTATGATATTATACCTAATAAATTATTTGATTTTTTAGATAATTTTTTTGATTCTATTAAAGATAAAGTTTTAGATTCATTAGAAGGTGATGGTGATTCTAGAGCAACGGTATCATGTGAGTATTCAACAACAGATAAAACTTTTACAATTGAAGAAGGTATTCAAACTATGGGTTATGAATCATATTACCATGAGTTTGAAATTGACGAAAAAGAATTACTTGAAGATATGGTTCAATGGAAAGAAGAAGGTAAACTTAAAATTACAGTTGATTTTAACGGTGGTGGTGATTCAGGTTATATTGACGATGTTGGATATTACAATGACGGTAACGACAAACATGATTTATCAGCAGTTTGGGAAGATAAGTTATACAAAATCTTGGAAAAAAATCATGGTGGATGGGAAATAAATGAAGGCTCTGAGGGAACGTTCATAATTAATAATGAAAACCAAACTATAGAATTAGATTTTCGTATGAATGTTGAAGAAACTTCAACAGGTTACGAATTTACACACCAATTTGAGTTTTAATAAACCTGAATAGTTCTTTGTGGTCTGTCATCACCAAAGTCAGGACAGAAATAAGTATTGTTACCGTCGTGATAAATTGTTCCACCAACTCCATTAGGAATTTTGTGTGTTTCATGGAATTTTTCATCCAAGTCAATTTGGTGATTTCCATCATGAATGATAAAACATAAGTTTTCATAACCACACTTATATTGTTGGTCTTTGTTCTTATGTTTCATAAACTCGTCAAAAGACATTACATATCTTGCATCTTCGTTAAGGTATCTTTTAACGATAAATTCTAATTGGTTCTCTGTGATAATAAACTTTTTCATATTCTATAAATATAAGGGTTAAGAATAAATTCCTTGACTATAAATCTTCCATTCTTTTTGTCTTCTATCAGGATGAGTAAAATCTAAAAAATTAGATTTAACACCATTCAAAGAATTTGGATTAGTTTTTAAAGAATTACTTAATTTTGGAGCTTTTGTTGTACAACCTGCAAATCCAACTTGATAACATAATGACGATAATGCATCAACTTGATTTTGATTCAAATTAGGATACAAATTTAGTAACTTATTTGCTAATTTATCTAAGTTTGTTTTTAAAAATACTTTAGCTTTATCTTTTGTTATTGATGGGTCTTTAGGTGTTACTTTTCTACCATCAGGATAATAAACCGTACCATAACCAATTGTGGGTGTTCCTGATGGTGTTTTACCTTTTAAACAACAATCAACTTCACCCCTAACACATTTCCCACCTTTAGCATCATCATAAACACAAGGAACAAAAAACTCAATATTACCAACAAAATTAACAAGTTTGTCTGAAACACCTGTAGGTTTTTGAATACTCTTTGGTGTTTTTGTTCTTATCATCTTAAGTGCATTATCAATAACACCTCCTGATTCTGGTTTTATTTGGTCTTTTGGTGGAGCCATAGAAGACCATTTATCCATAAAATTTGGTTCTTGGTTTGAAGGTTTATATCCCGCAATTTTATTAATATCATCAAAAACTGATTGCTCATTAATATTTGGATTTAAACCCATCATTGATTTTATCTTACTAACTTCAGTTAATAAATTTCTCATACTGATAAATACTTTTTAATAAATATTTTGCTAATGTTGATTATTTTTAATAAAGAGCATATATTTAATTTTAATGATAACAAAAAAAGTTAAAACAAAACTACGAAATTTAAATAACAATAATATTTTTAAGAAATCCTGACATTTGTCAGGATTTTTTTTGCCCTTTTAATAAATAAAATAAAAAAAAACAAAAAATGAAAAACACAGAAACTTACAACGAGTTAGTTCAAAAAATGAGAACATTCTTCCAAAACAAAGGTTTTAAAGAAGTTCCAACCCAATCAAGATTATCAATCTTGGCGGCGTGTGAAAATCCACACTCAATAACAACATTTAATTATCAAGGAGAAGTATGGCCACTACCACAGACAGGTCAAATGTGGTTAGAATACGAACTTCTTAAGAATCCTGAATGGAACGGTGTCTATTGTATTTCAACGTCTTATAGACAAGAAAAAGACCCAATTCCAGGTCGTCACGAAATGATTTTTCCCATGTTTGAGTTTGAATCAAAAGGTGGAATGAAAGAAATGTTAAAACTTGAATTTGAACTTTTAGATTATTTAGGTTTTGATTCACCTGTAGAAGTTAACTACGATGATGTATGTGAAGAATATGGTGGAGTTTCAATCTTAGAAAACGAACACGAAACAAGAATGTGGGAAGAAAAAGGACCGGTAGTATCACTTCAAAATTTCCCATACAGAACAAACCCATTTTGGAACATGAGAGAAAGTGAAAACAAAATATTCAACAAAGTTGATGTAATCCTTTACGGGCAAGAAACAATTGGTTCTGCAGAAAGAAGTTCCAACGTAGAAGAAATGAGAAATAATTTCTACACAATAGAAAATGGAAAATATTCTGAAAAACTATTTGAACTATTTGGTAAAGAAAGAGTTGAAAAAGAATTAGAAGAATTCTTATCACATGATTTCTTCCCAAGATTTGGTGGAGGGATTGGAATGACTCGTTTATCAAGAGCTTACGAACTACTACAACAAGAAGTAACAGTATAAACCATAAATCCCCTCATTAGAGGGGATTTTTTTATTCTTTAATTTCTTTCATCAACTTACCCCACAAAGCCGTCTGTAAT